TAGTCCTGCCCAAAGGTCTGCCGGAGGGCCGGGACGCCGCCGAGCACGCCGAGCGAGCCGAAGGCCCACATGGCGATGTAGAACTCGGGCAGCGTGCGGCGGAGCAGGCGCGAGAGCCGGGCGTCCTCGGCGGAGACCGAGCCTCGGGCCCAGATGGACGCGCGGGCCACGCGGCGGACCCCGCCGAGGACGCTTCTCACAGCTCGGGGTCGCGCGAGGACGGGACGCCGAGGTAGTCGACGTCGCCGGCGCGGTGATCGGGGCCGTCGGGCACGCGGTCGGCGTCGCGGCCGGGCGCTCCCATGACGCCGGTGGGGCCCTGCGGGCCCGAGGGGCCGGCCGGGCCGCGCATGACCGCGGGGGCGATCGTCGGGTCGGTGCGGATGACCACGCCGAGCTGCGCGGCGCCGGCCTTGATGACGGCTACGACGACCAGGAGGACCTCGGCCGGCGTGATGCCGCCCGCGACGACGTAGGGCAGCGCGAGCACGAGCACGATGCCTGCCAGCTCGAGGCCGATCTTGATGGCGCCGCGCCACTTCTCGCCGGCGAGGGGGGCGAGGTAGGTCGACCCGGTCGTGACGGTGAGGATGGCGAGCTGGACGAGGGCGACCCACGTGAGGGGGCCGGCCGCGACTGCGGCCTGCAGCCCGCCGACCACGAGGACGACGAACGAGAGCAGGGCGGGGGCGTACTTCTGTGCGGTGGTGTTCACGGTGTCTCCTACTTCGCGGGGGTGGACGGGGCGGGGGCGAGGGCCTTGAGGCTGTTCTCGATGCCGGTCAGGCGCTGGTGGATGGCGCGCTCCTCGGACCAGAGACCGCCCCACGGGGCGCCGTCGATCTTCTTGACGAAGCCAGCTTCACCGGCGTCGGTGAACTGTCGATCGATGCCGTGGCCGAGGGCGACCCGCTTGAAGTCCTCCCACCCGACGTTGTGGCGCTCGTCCGGGTTGCTGATGACGTTGCGGGTGATGTCGGCCTCCGCCGTGTTGCCCGAGTGGTGCATGTAGCCGGGGGCGAGGTCGAGGACGGTCCCGTTCGCGGGGCCTCCGACGATCATGAGCTGGATCATGTTGTCTCCGTTCGAGGTGGGTACTGCCTTGATCGCTGCGGCGACTGCCCCAGCGGTGATGACGCGGGCGAATTGCAGACGGTGCCCGCCGAGGTCCTCGGTCCATCCGAGGTACGGGCGCTGTGTCTGCCGCTCGCGCGCGGCGATGCTCATGCGACCGACGGTGGCGCCGCTCGCGTCGGTGCAGATGAGAGCCGAGCCGTCCCAGATGGTGACGTCGCCGGCGTGCTTGTTGCGGTCGGTCCGAGTCGGCGAGCTCCCGAAGTAGCAGAGCGCGCCCACCGGCGGGTTGCGATCGCCGTGGTGCTTGTAGTCCGACGAGTTCCATGCCGAGAGGGCGGTGGTGAGGGTGCCCTGCTTCGACGGGACGGAGTTGATCGAGCCGACCATGCGCCACACGAAGTTGAGGCACATGCCCTGCGGGAAAATCTGCCGGCCGAGGTACGCGCGAGCTCGCGCGACGACGGAGAGCGCGTCGACGTTCACGGGGTGCCCCGCTTCACGGTCGGAGTCTCGACGTGCTCGCCGTCGTGCTCTCCGCCCTGGTCGAACCATTCGAGGGGGGTGCCCTCGATGTCGCCCTCGGTGATGATCGTCGTGCCGGCGCCGAGGAGCTCGGCTGCTGCCGGCTCGACGCGCTGCGCGGTGGTGTCGCTCATGTGCTGCCCTTCGATGGAGTGGAGGCGGGCCGGTCGGCTCGCCCCTGGTGTTCGGTCTACCATCCGATCGCCTCGTAGAGGAGACCGACAGTCGTGGCGCCCTGCCCGGCCCAGATTGGCTGAAAGCCGGCCCGGTCGATGTTGCTGCCGTTGATGACCGGCGCGATACCCGAGCCGAACACGGTGGTCATGAACACGCCCAGGCACTCGTTCGGGAACGCGCTGTCGAACGAGAGCCGGGTCCCGTTGTTCGGCAGGCCGGAGCCGTTCAGGTTGAGCTCGATGTACCGGAGCTTGCGGATGATCCTTGACGAGTCGGCCGGGACCTTCTTCGCCGTCCTGGTCCCGTTAGCCGTTGTCGACGCGGGGAGGGCGGCCTGGTTCGCCACGAACATCTGCGACTGGATCGAGTTCAGGAGATTCTCGGTGCCCGTTGCCACGCTGCGGAGGTCGGTGGTCCTGATCCAATCGCCGAACCCGACACGACCGAAGAAGGTCATGTCGACCTGCTGCGTGAATGACGAGTTGGGGCCGCCGTGCATCCGCAGGCGAGCCTGCTTCGCCTCGGGGACAACGGGGGGAGGCCCCTCGATGTCGAAGATGCTTCCGACCGCAGTCGAGAGAGCGGAGAGACGGCCGTTGACCTGCCCCCCCTGTGTGGGGGAGATGGAGATGCCGTACTTGTCGATGTTGATGGCCGCGGAGTCAGAACTGCCCGACGCCTGCAAGGTGGCGCCGATGATGGTCACACCGGTGATCGTCTTGCCGTTGATCGCGTCGGCCGAGAGGAGGTCGGCGGTGATCGTGCCGGCCTTGATTTCCCGGGCGGTGATCGTGTTCGCCAGGAGCTTGTCACCTGTGATCGTGGCGGCGACGATGTTCGCGGCGACGACGGAGTCGACGGCCAGCTTGCCGGCCACAATCTCGCCGGCCTTGATGTTCCGCGCGAGGACAGCATCAGCGGCGAGCATCGTCGCGACGATCGTGTCAGCGGCGATCCGTGCCGCGGCGATGTAGCCCGCGGTCAGCTTGCCGGCGTCGAGGTTCGCGATGAGCAGGTCGCCCACCATGCGCTGCTGCCAGCCGTTCGTCGGGCCCGTCCACTCGTACTGCCCGGTCAGGATGCCCGTCGCGGTCGAGCGGATGAACCACACATCGCCGACCGTCGCGCCGACGTCGCTCGTCGTGGGCGGCGACGCCCGGTAGGTGATCGTGTTCTTCCCGTTCGCCGTCGTCTGCGCGGTCGACGCGGCGGCGGCCGCCTGGTCGGCCTTCGACTGCGCGGTGGCCGCTGCGGCCTTCGCCGTGTCGGCGGCCGACTTCGCTACGGCGGCGGCCGCGGCGGCGTCGGTGGCGGCCTTGTCGGTGATCGGCACCCACTTGCTCGTCGAGGTGTCGTACCGGTTCGGGGTGTTCGCCCCGTTCGTGATGTCGATCCACAGGTTCTGCGGGACCGCGCGCGCGCCGGTCGGGGCCGACACCTGATAGATGGTCAGGCCCTTCTCGGCCGCGACCCCCGCGGCGTCACGAGCTGCCTGCTCCGCGGTGCCGGCGGCCGAGGTGGCGGCGTCGGCCGAGGACTTCGCGGCGTCGGCGCGCTGCGAGGCGGCCGAGGCGTCCGCGCTCGCCTGCGAGACCCGGCCGTCGACGTCGGCGAGGGCGGCATCGATGTCCTCCTGCGCGGAGGCGACGTCGGCGCTCGCCTTCGCCGCGGCGATCACCGCGGCGTCCGCTGCCTGACCTGCGGCCTCGACCTCGACGCGAGCGGTCGCGAGACCCTCCTCGAGGCCGGGGATCGCGGCGCCGGCGGCGACCCCGGCGCCGAGACCGACGGGCAGCGCGATCGGCTGCCCGTCGACCTCGACGGTGGAGTGCTGCAAGCGGCCGGCGCGTTCGAGCGCCTCGATCCGGCCGAGGAGCTCGACGACCAGGGCTGCGAGGTCGGACTGTTCGCTCATGCGGTGCCTCCGTAGGTGAATGAGTCGGACAGGGCGAGCTTCAACACGCCCCGCGTCGGGCTGGACGGCGCCCAGCCGATGATGCGGTGCCACTCCTCGTAGCGGCCGAGCCACGGGAGCTCGCCCGTGACCAGGATGTCGTCGCCGATCGCCCACGAGCCCACCCGGGCGTTCGGGTGGTCGACGACGGTGATCGAGGCGACGGAGGCGCCCGACTGCCGGCGTTGCAGCTCGTCGCGGATGATGGCGTCCAGCCGCGCCTCCTGCGTGACGTCCTTCGCGGCGAGGACCTTCGTGCGCCGGAGCCGGCCGTCCCGCTTCGAGGTCTCGCGGCGGACCGCGCCGCGGCCTTCGCCGGCGCCGAGGCCGATGACGCCGTTCGCGAAGTCGTCGCCGCCGATCCCGGGCTCGATGTTCGCCGTGATGTTGACGCCCTGTAGGAACGTGAGGTCGGTGCGCCGGCGGCCGAGGCGCGGGTACCCGATGACGAACTCGTGCCGGATGGTGTCGCCCTGCCAGTAGTGCCGCTCCGTGAAGTCGAACGGGGCATCCTTGGCGAGGTCGCTTAGCTCCCTCCCGCAGTCGGGCGTGTTGTACCAGACGAGCTCGTAGGGGTCCTCGGCCGTCCCGAGGCGGACGCCCGTCGACGTCGGACCGACGACGGTGAGCCCGAGGTCGCTGTCGGGTCCCGCCTGCACGTCGGCCCAGATGCGGCGGACGACGTCGACGGGGTCGATGCTCGCCGACACGAGCTCGCCGGTGAACGGGGTACCGGTCGCGTAGGTCGTGAAGCCGGCGCACTCCACCGACCACTCGCGGCCCTTCCACCCGGAGCTGATGACGAGGCCGCCCCAACGGATCTCGTCGTCGGTCTCCTCATAGAGGAAGGTGCCCCACTCCTCGAGGACGAGGCGGCCGTCCCGGGCGCGCATGGCGCCGGTGTCCGGGGCGACGGTCCCGGAGAGCGAGCCGACGGCGGATAGCTCCTGAGTGCCGCCGTCGGTCGCGATCGGGACCGCCCAGTCGATGACCTCGCCCGTGAGGACCCTCTGGGCGATGTACCTCGTGCTCACGAGGGCCGCTCGGAGAACTGGATGTCCCACTCGATCTGCGAGCCGGCGGCCGCGTCGACGAAGCCGGGGTCGCTGCTCACGTTCTGCCGGGTGCTGATGATCTGCAACCGCTGCCGGGTGCCGCGGAACGCGGTGGGGACCGCGGCGCCGATCAGGACCGTCGCGCTCACCCGGCCGGTCGCGCCGCTCGGGAGGTCGTTGTCGATGTAGGTGTCCGACGAGTTGACGGCGCTGCCGTCGGGGCCGAGGGCCACCGCCACCTTCACGTAGACGTTGCCGCCCGTCTGCTGTAGCTGGTTCAGGCCGACCTTGCCGATGAAGTGAGTAGCCCACTCCGGGATTTCGACCTGACGGACGTTCGTCGGCCACTGCGCCTGTGCGTTCGTGGTGAGGCGTCCGCCGGAGCCGGCGTCGACGTCGTAGAACCGCGCTGTGCGGGCCTGGCACATCTTGCGGAGGTCGACGATCATGCCGGCCGTGACCGTCGCCGTGGAGGCGGGCAGGTCGATGCGGGCGAGGGTGATCGCGCTGCGGCCGGCGTAGCCGGACACGTCCTGCAGGCGCGTCGTGCCCGCGGGGACGTTCGGGATGATCCGAGCGAACACGTAGGGGCCGGCGGCGCGGTCGGCAGGCACGGGCCAGCCGGAGCCGGACACGTTCGGGTCCTCGATCTGCAACACGACGAGGTCGGAGCGGCCGGCGCCCGAGCCCGTGGCCGTGACGCCGACCGCGGTCTCGGTCGGGTTGCTCGCGATGTAGCTCTGCCGGGCGTTGCTCGCCGCGCGCGACTTGATGACGCCGGCGCCCGGGAGCACGCGGATGCTCTGCCCGGGGACGGCGAGCGGAGCGACCTTCAGGTCGGTCGGCTCGATGATGCCCTCGGCGCCGGCCGTCGCCGCGTAGGCGAGGAGGCGGGCGACCTCGGGGGAGTGGACGGCGCCGCCGCCGACGAACCACGGAACGGGATCGAGCATGTTGAGCTCCTTGCTAGTAGGTGGTGAAGGCGTCGGACCATCGCACGATCGCGCGGGCCGTGCCGGACTGTGAGGCGCCCCGGAGGGCGAGGGGGTAGCGCCCCGGGGGGAGCAGGAGGCGGAGGATGCTCGTCGAGTCGCGCGACACGGAGCCGGCGACGCTCTCGCCGTTCCGCAGGATCGAGCGGACCCACGGGCGGGCGTCGGCGACGAGCTTCTGGTCGTAGGCCAGGGCGAGGTCCCACGTCATGCGGAGCACGCCGACGACCTCGACCTCGGGGCGGACGATGTCGCCGTAGACCTCGATCGTCGCCCACGTCGGCAGCTTGCCGCCGACGTCGATGTACGTCGACCGGTCCGACGACGCGGTGGTGGTCAGCGGGGCCACGAGCGGGGCGGTGAGGCCGCCCCCGAGCTCGGGGATCAGCTTCACCTCCGCGCTCCGCTCGGGCCCATACCAGAGGTCGTCGACGGTCTTGAAGTCGGCGGTCACCGCGGACCGGCCGACGTGCGAGAACCGGGCGTCACGGCTGATGCGCCGCGGCCGCCCGAACGCACGCCGGCCGTGGTGCGAGGTCAGGGTGGCGACCTTGCCCGGGTCGAGCCGCACCGCGTCGGCTCGCCACGTCCGCCGGAGCTCCTCGTAGAGCTCGACCCCGTCGTCATCCGTGACCCCGTTCGTTTCGAGGGCGAACGAGACCGTGGTCGACCCGAGGGCGTCCGTGCCGAAGGTGATCCCGTCGGCGCGGACGTTCGAGGTGTCGTCGGTCGTGAACTCCGGGGAGTCCACGGCCGGCATCGCGGTCATCACGTACCGGCTGCGGGGCGACCCGAACGTGAGCGCCTCGGCCTGGTAGATGCCCGAGCTCGGGAACGCGAGGGTCCAGTCCTTCACGGTCGACCTCCTCTCCTGAGGGTGCGGATGTTGTGGTTGACCTCGGCGAGGTCCTCGTGGAGGTCGCCCGAGCTCTGCAAGGTGAGCGACCCGATGAGGGGCCCCTGCTCGCCGAGCTCGGCGGCCGACGCCTTGCGGACGACGTCGATCAGCCGGCCCTCGGGCAGGTTGTATTCCGGCTTGCGAGTGCGGTTCGCGATCACGGAGACACCGCGGGGCAGGACCCCGCCCTCGTCGTACAGGGTCGGCTCGATGACGCCGCCCTCGTGCATCCCGGCGGAGGTGTCGGCCTTGCCCTTGTAGTCGAAGTGCCACGGCTCCCGCTGCGAGAACCCGAGGCCCGTCGGGTACCACCCGAAGCGGGGCCCGTTCGTGCGGAGCCACCCCTGGGCGCTCGTGGCGAAGTCGCCGGCGAGCCCGTACCCGTGGTTCGAGGTGCCAGGCGCCGCGGCGAGGTTGCCCGTGCCGGCCCGGAACTGCGCCCACCTCATCTGCTGCGAGGCGAGGTCGCGGTAGCCCTCGGTCAGGGCGAGCGGCCCGCCCTTCGCGGACTCGGCGAGTTGCAGCGCCCGGGCGGCGTCGCTGCGGAGGTAGCCGCCCATGGGTCCGACGCCGGGGCCTCCGGTGAAGTTCGCCACGCGCTGCAACATGCCGGCGGGCAGGCTGCCGTTGCTGCCGATCGCGCCGGCCGCGCCTCCTGAGGGCATGAGCCCCTTGATGGCGTCGACCGCTGCCTCGACGAGCTTGCCCGTGGCGCCCTTCGCGAGAGCGACGAGCCCCTCGGCGCCGGGAATCTGCGCCGTGAGGCCGTCGATCACACTCGACATCGTGCCGAGCGGGTCGGACACGAAGCGCCCGGCCGCGTCGGCCGCGTTGCGCACCCAGTCGATCGCACCGCCGACGATGCCACCCTCGGCGAGGCCGGGGCGGACGGTGGCGAGCGAGCGGACTGCGGAGGCGCCGCCTCGGTTGCCCGCGGCGTTCAGGGAGTGGACGAACCCGGGGCCGAGGCCCTTGACGACCTCGGGGACCAGGACGCCCTCGCCCCGCCTCATAGGCATCATCACGTCGTCGCGCTTCTGCGACTGATAGCCCGGGATGATGCCACCGCCGGCGAACCCGTCCGGGAGCTTGATCGTCGGTATCTTCTTCGAGCCGAAGAAGTCCGCGACCTTGTTGAAGTTGCCGATGAGCCCGTCGTTAATGACCGTGTCGACGACGAACTTAATCGGGGCCTTCGCCAGCTCCTTTAGCCCTTCCCACGCGGTGCCGATGGCGTCGCGTCCGGTCGTGAAGGCGTTAGGCAGGTCCGTCATGATGACGGTCTTGAGCTTGTCGAAGATCGGCGAGATGAAGCCCCAGACGGTCGAGATGGCCGAGCTGATGCCGTCCCACGCCGGGCGGATTGCGTTCTCGTAGAGCCAGGTGAAGATCGGCCCGAGGGTGTCTCGGACGTACCCCGTCACGGCCGCGAAGATGATCTGGGCTCCGGTCCAGAACAGGTCGATGCGGTTGCTGATCCAGGTGAAAACGGGGGAGATGATCGAGTCCCACAGCCACGAGAAAACGGCGCCGAGGGTGTCGCGGACGAACGAGACCAGGGCCCCGAACACGATCTGCGCCCCGAGCCAGAAGGTCGAGACCTTGTCACCGATCCAGGTGAACACGGGCGAGATGATCGACTCCCAGAGCCAGGTCACGGCCGCGCCGACCACGAACACGAGGACGTGGACGAGCAGGTCGAACACGGCCGAGGCGACGGACCAGAACCACGACACGACGGCCGCGATCCCGGAGAAAACGGGCTCGAGGATGGTCTGCCACAGCCAGACGGCCGCGGTGCCGATCGCCTGGAAGATGGTCACCCAGACGCCGATGTAGATGCCGACGACGGCGCCGACCGCCTGCACGGCGATCGAGATGCCGTCGAAGGCCGGCCGGAGGATGGTCTCGTACAGCCAGGTCGCCCCGGCCGCGATCGCGTCCCAGGCCGGCTTCAGGGCGTTCTCCCACAGCCACACCCCGGCGTCGCCGAGGGCGTGCACGGCGACCATGATCCCGGCGAAAGCGCCGTTGACGCCGTCGCGGAACCAGCCGACGTTGTTGTAGGCCCAGATGACTCCGGCGACGAGCAGGCCGACGGCCGTGATGATGAGACCGATCGGCCCGAGCGCGAAGCGGACGGCGCCGCCGAGGAGGCGCATGCCGCCCGCGGCGATCGCGGAGGCGACCGCGGACGCGCGCTGCGCCCAGCCGAACCCGTTCGTCGCTACGGTCGCCGCGGTGATCGAGCCGGTGGCCGCGATGCGGGTGCCGGCCGACGCCTTCTCGATACCCATCTGCGCGATGGTCGCCTTCGTCGAGTTGTTGAGCGCGATCGTGCGCGCGACGTCGGCGGCGATCGAGGCGACGCGGATCGGGAGGCCGGCGACCATCGCGGCGTTCGCGGCGACCTGACTCGTGCGGTAGAGCACGAAGCCGGCGGCGATCGCGATGATGATCGGGAGGACCAGGCTGCTGTTGTCGGCCAGGAAGCCCATCACCTGCGCCGCGGCGTCGATGAGGGCCGGGATCAGGGGCAGGCCGGCGACGAACAGGTCGCCGACGGCGCCGGCGATCTGCCCGAACCCGCCGGCCGCGCTGCCGAGGAGCGACGAGAGCGGTCCGCCGGCGTCGGCGATGCCGCCCAGGGCAGCCTTCGCCCCGTCGAGGTCGCCGCTGCCGATGGCCGAGAACAGGTCGCCGAAGGCGGAGCGGACGTCGAGGATCATGCCGACGACCGGGGAGTCCTCCTCGACGTTGAAGGCCCGCGCGAAGGCGCCGGTGAAGTCGCCGCCCACGACCAGGCTGTAGAGCCCGGAGATGGCGTCGCGCGCGGTCAGGATGAAGTCGACGAAGCCGGAGTCCTCCTGCAACCCGAAGGCGTTCGTGAGCTTGCCCGAGAAGTCGCCGCCGACGATGAGGTCGTAGAGCCCGGAGGCGCCGTCGACGATCTTCTGGAAGTCGACGCGGTCGATCCATCCGGCGACGGCCGTGAGCCCGGCGACGACCTTGACCCCGAGGGCGTCGGCGAAGGGCGCCAGGGCGGTCCCGGCGCGATCGACGGCTCCGGTGATGGCCGTGAACAGGACGGGCGCGGCCTGCACCCCGCCCTTCAGGAACATCGCGCCGAGCCGGCCGAAGGCTGCACCGGTGTTCGCGAAGGCGCCGCGGACCGTCTGCCCGGAGGCGAGGGCCGCCCCACCGATGTTCTCCTCGATGACGCGGCGGAAGGTCTCGGCGTCGACCTTGCCCTCCTTGACCATCTTCGAGAGCCCCTCGGCGCTCGTGCCGTACTCCTCCTGTAGCCACTGGAAGATCGGGATGCCGCGGTCGGCGAGCTGGTTGAGGTTGTCGGTGTAGACCTTGCCCGTGCTCGTCGTCTTGTTGATGATCGCGCCCATTTCGTCGAGCGAGGTGCCCGCGATCGTGGCGGCGTCGGCCGTGAGGCTGAGGTACTTCGTCAGGTCCTGCCCCGGCTTGATGCCGGCGGCGACTGCGGAGGCGGCGACCGTCGCGGCGTCCCCGAGCCCGAAGGCCGTCCCCTTCACGGACGCCAGGGCGCTATCCATGATCGTCGCGATGCCGTCGACGGAGTGCCCCAGCCCCTTCAGCTTGCCCTGCGCGTCGTCGATGTCGAGGAGCCTCGAGAGGCCCTTCTGCGCGGAGAGCCCGCCCACGGCGAGGCCGATGCCGGCGATGCCGCCGCCGATGACCTTCGCCGCGGAGGCGGTCGCGCCGGCGATCCCGCCGAGAATCTTGCCGGCGGCCGAGCCCTTCCCGCTCGCGTCGGCGAAGCCGCCGTCGAACGAGCGACCCGCGGCCACGCCGGCGGTCGCCGCGGCCGAGCTCGCGTCGCGTGTCAGGTTGGTCGAGAACTTCCCCATGGAGGGGAGCACGTCGACCCATACGGCGGAACCGGCCACGGGCGGGCCTCCTATTCGGTCAGTGCTGCGGGGGGTTGAAACATGCGTTCGGCCAGCGCGTCCATCTCGGCGCGCTGCTGGTCGCGGTATTCGAGCTCGACGGCGTCGACGATGTTGCCCTCGTCGAGGGGCGTCGGGAGCGGCGTCGGGTCGGGCGCGCTCTTGCCCTTCTCGCTGTTCACGTTGTAGGTGAGCGCGATGAGCTGCCGGAGCTGCCAGTCGATGTCGTGCGCGATCCACTCGGCGTCGGTCCACGTGTTGCCGGCGCGAGCGCGGGCGAGGGACGACGTCGCGGGGAGGGTCTCGACCAGGACCCGCAGGGCGCGCAGAGAGAGCTCGGACCGGATGAACTCGGCGAGCGGGTCCCGGGGTGCGAACTCGGCGGCCAGAGAGCCTTCGAGCTCGTCGAAGTAGAGGTCGGCGAGCGACCCGAGGACCACGGCACGCACCATGAGGGCGGCCGGGTCTCTCGGGTCGCGATCGGCGAGGAACGCGCCGACCCGGGCCTCTACTTCTTCGAAGGGCCCTCGGCGAGAGCGTCCTGGGAGTCGCGCTGGACGGTCAGGTAGACCATGTCGATGTCGGCTCCGTCGCCGCCGAGCTCGACGAGCTTGGCGTACTGCTCCTCGCCCAGGCGGACCTTCGCGCGGCCCTCCTCGTCGTCGGCTGCGAGCTCGCTCAGGGCCTGCTTCGTCGCCTTGTCGTAGAAGAAGGGGTGGGGGAGCACGATCAGGCTGCTCTCGTCGTCCTCGTTGATGAGGTACTCGAACGAGCCGTTGGTGCTGAGGGTCTCCTGAAGCTTGGCCTTGACGGCCTGACGGGAGTACCGGGCGTTGCGCTTGGCGTCGGTGTTGGTGGTCATGGTGTGTGTCTCCGATTCTGATGAGGTCGATGAGGTGGGGAGGGGGACGGCGGCGCACCCCATCACGGAGCCGCCGCCCCCCGGTCTCGCTACGCGGTGGTGTTGCGCACCGCCGGCTCCGAGAGCTCGGAGTAGGACTTGCCCACGACCTCGTCCCGGTAGCAGGTGAAGGTGCGCTGGGTGGTCTCCGCGTCGGTTCGGTTGAGGGTGCGGTCACCCATGTCGGTGATCTTCGCGCGGTAGGCGAACTCGACGCGGTACACCGCGGCGTCGCCCACCCCGTCCTGAGTCAGGATCAGGATGCGGTAGTACGGGAACTCGTTCACCGCCCCGTCGTGGTAGGCGAACGAGCTCGACTTCGTCGCCGGCCAGTCCTTCACCGGGATGTTGTGCGCGAGCGCCTTCGTCCACGACGAGGACTCGCCGAAGGTGACCTGCAGCGTGCGCGTGAGGGTCTCGATGTCGGACCGCACGGGCTCGATGTCCTGCACCATGTTGAGGTCGGACGAGCCGACGTCGCGGCTCTCGCTGATGCCGTCCGTGGTGATGTAGCCCATGTTCACGTAGCCCGCGGGGAGCAGGTTCGGGAGAACGAGGGTCTTGCCTGCACGGGTGGTCGTGTCGATCGACCAGAACGACGACGGCACGGCGGCCGAGCCGTCGGCGATCGCCATGAGCTGCGTGCCGTGCTTGCGGATCTGCGAGTTGTTGTCGACGAGCTGATCGGCGACGGTTGCTCCGGGGGACATTCTTACCTCCTGGGAAGGCCGGCCGCGGGGGTGCGGTCGGCAGGGTGGAGCCCCCTGCGCGCGGTGCGCGGGGGCCGATCAGACTCGGCGGGTGCCGGGTCCGGTCATTGGGGGCGGGACGTGAGGACGTAGGTCGCCACGGACCGCCGAACGCCGGGGTTGGCGTAGGGGATGAAGCCGAAGGCCCGCGACTGCTCGACGTCGTCGATCATCACGGCGCCTCGGCCGGGGAGCTCGACCATGCGGGGCTCGATGCGGGCCACGAGCTCGCCCACGGCGACCCGGTCGGGGCCGAAGGCGGTCACGTCGACGGACGCGAGCCCGTCGTAGGCGGCGCCTCCTCGGCCCGGGGTCTGCTCGACGAGGACGGTCAGGCCGGACCACTGCGCGGAGAGCTCGGTTCGGACGGTGACCGCCGGGCCGCCGTCGGCCGCGAGCTGCTCGGTGAGCCACCGGAGTACCGCGAGCTCGGCGCTCGGCCACTTGCCCTCGATCCTCACGAGAAAGCCGCCGCGGCTCGGCGGAGGATGGCCTGCTTCTCGACCCCGACGTCGCCGTACTCCTGCTGTAGCGCGTCGGCCGAAGCGACGAGTACTCGGGCGAAGGGCCGGGCGAGGCCCTCGGGCGACTTCGTGCCGGGCCGCTGCCCGGTCTCGAGGCGGACCCCGTCGGCGAACTCGATCAGGCCGGCGGCTCGCGCCTCCCGCTCGACCTCGTCCATGACGGCGCGGCCGAGGCTGCGGAGCTCGGCCCGGACCGCCGGGTCGTTCATGGCGGTTCGGATGAGGTCTTTCGTGACGACGACTCTCGGGGTAGCCACGGTCACCCCCTCGTCTTGGTCATGAGGAACTCCGTGTGGGGGTTGATGGCCCAGAAGGTCGACGGCTCGCGCCACACCTCGTAGGTCTGCCCGCGCCACTCGACCGCGTCCTCGTGGCGGATCCAGTCCTCCGGGGAGTCGGTCGACACGCGCCAGAGACCCGTGATCGGCACGTGCTCGCCGAGGCTGTCGCCGCTGTCGCCGCTGAGGGGTTGCACGTTCACGAGCTCGACGACGTGCCGCGTCGTGGTGATCTTCGGGAGGCCGTGCGAGTCGACCCCGTCCTCGGTCCGCTCGATCACGGTCACGGTCTCACTGTGCAGCGCCACGGGGCCACCTCCGCTCGATCTGCGACGACTCGAACAGGCCGCCGATGTAGCCGGGGTCGCCGAAGCCACCGCCGGCCGGCTGCCCGCCCGTGGGCGCCGGCGTCGCGCCCGTGACGCCCTCGAACACGCGGACCATCCACGGGGCGAAGGTCAGGAGGCGCGGCCCCGTCGGGCTGTCGAGGGTCACGGAGCGCGACTCACTGCCGCTCGTGTCCTGCCAGGACTTCGCGTTCACCGGCAGGTCGACGTCGGGCGCGAGGATCGGCAGGACCATCCACACGACGACGTCCTGGACGTCCTCGACGCTCAGACGGCTCTCGGCGATCCACTTCGCGACGTCGGGCCACTCGCGGCGGATGGCCCGCTCGACGAAGCCGATCAGGCCGGCGACCCGAGCGGACTCCGCCGGGCGAAGGGGGCGCCACACCGCGACGATGTCCGTCGGCTTCGTCCAGGTGTTGTTCGGCATGACGCCCCTCCTCGCTACTCGCCGGCCGGCGTGGAGCCGGTCTCGGTGCTGGTCTCGCCGCCGTCGGGGTCGACGGTGGCGGGCTCGGTCTCGCCGCTCGGCTCGCCGGGCGTCGCCGGGGTCGCCGGCGCCTGCACGACGACGACGGTCGGGTCGGTGATCGGTCGCGCCTCCTTGATGGCGGCGACGAGGTCGACCTTGCTGCGGGCCTTGCCGAGGTCGATCTGCTTGCCGTCCGCGAAGGTGCGGAGCTGCTCGACCGTCCACGCCGTCGACGGCTCGGCGAGAGCGTTGTCGATGGCGTCGTCGCCCGCGGGGGTCGACTCGTCGGCGATGAGGCCGAGGCTCGTGAGGTGCTCCAGGTCGCCCTTGTCGGCGCCGGTGGGGACGGGCGAGCCGCGGTACAGGTACCGCGACTCGCCGCCGATGTTGAGGACGACTGCTGCGCCCGTGACGATCTTCGTCATGATCTGTTCTCCTGTTTCTCGGGGGCCTAGAGGCCCGTACCGGTGAGGCGGAACCCGGCGTTCGGGTTGGTGACGACGGGGACGCACACGCGGCGAGCGCGCACCTTCCACTTGTCGTTGTCGTCGTTGCGGATCGCCTTCGTCTCGATCCCGACCCCGTTGTCAGCCGCGACGTAGCCGGGGCTCTCGATCTTCTCGTCGGCCATCGCGCCGAGCTGGTCGCGGTCGACGAAGAAGGGGTCGGAGAACGGGACGTGGGTCGACGTGACCCAGTTGAGGCCGAGCACGTTCGGGATGACGCCCGTAGCGATCGCGTCCGAGCCGCGGTCGCGGAGCTGCCCCGAGTTGATGAGCTCGGCCGACACGAGCGCGTGAGCCTCCGGCTGCAGGACGATCGTGTTGAAGTCGTACGCCTCGCCGACCAGGGCCGCCTCACGGCGGGCCTTCGCGCGGAGCACGCTCTTGATGATCGCCTTGCCGTCGTCCTCCCAGGGGGCGGTGGCCGCCTCGGTCGCCTGCACGCGCGCCGCGATGACGGCGAGCGCGATCGAGTCGATGTCGCGGACGAGGGTGTTGGTCAGGCCGCGGAAAGCCTTGGTCACGGGCTCGTCGATCCGGCGCGTGATGCTCTCGTCGGTGATCTCGTGGTCCAGGCCCCACTTGACCGTCTGCGCGGCAGCCATCTGGTTGCTCTCGAAGCTGGTCAGGGGGTACTCGCCGCCTGCGGGGATCGCCTCGCTGCGGTCGTTCGCGAACAGGGGCTCGGTGCCGTCCTCGTACAGGACGACGCCGCCGAGCGCGCGGAGCCGACCCGTGAGCAGGAAGTCAGCGATGAACCGGTGCAGGGCCAGCTCCTGCGCACGGCGAGCGACGAGCTCGGGCGTCTGCAGGAACCGGTGAACCTCGACGGCAGTCAGGTCCTCGTTCAGCCGCGGAGCGGCCGGGGGGTAGGTGTACATGCTGCGGGGTCTCCCTTACTTGTCGAGCTTGATGAGCGCCTGGGCGCCGTTGGCGGCTGCGGCGATCGCCGTGCCGATCGTTGCGGTGGTGGCGGTTGCGACCGTGCCACCGGCGGCCGCGGCGACGCGGTCACCCGCGGCGATCGCGCCCGAGGCCAGGGGGCGCTGCACGCCGCCCGACATCACCAGGAGGAGCTCGCCGGCCTTCACGGTGGTGGCCGCGATTCCGACGGTCTTGGTCGAGCCGGCTGCGGCCTCGGCCACAGCGGTGTCGCCCGTGACCTCGACGATGCGGCCGGCGCGGACGTCGGCCGTCGCGCGGTAGCCGACGTCCTGCCCGGGACGGAACTTCGGGGTGTACTGCTTCGGGTCAGCCATGAGCTAAGCCCCCTTCGTGGTGTCGGTGTCGCTGGTCTTGGGGAACATCCGGTTGTAGAGCGAGTCGTCGTCGCCGGACTGCTCGGCGCCTCCGACGACGGTCTTGGCGGCCGTGTTGATCGTGCCCGGCGCCAGGGTGGCGAGCGTCGCGGTGGCGCCGTCCTCGTCGGCGGCGAGCTGCGCGACCCAGTGCTCGGCGCGAGCCGGGGGGATCCGGCCCTCGTCGATGGCCGCGTTCACGACGGCGAGCCGGCGGGCGGCGACCTGCTCGGCGCGAGCCTCCGCGCCGAGGGTGGCCGCGGCCTGCAGGTCGGCCAGCGTGCCGGCGTCGATCGTCACGACGCCCTCGGGGAGCTCGCGCGACGCCGCGGCGGCCGCGGGGGCCTCCGGGCGCTCGGCGACGACCTCGTCGATGGCGGCGAACAGGGCGGCGGGCTCGAGGAGAGCCGTGGTGGCGGGGATGCCGAGCCGGTCCATGATTCCCCGGGTGGTGGTGTCGTCCACAGGGGCGACCTCCGTTCTGTTGGTGTTGGTGGGGGTGGTGTCACCCGGCGCGGCCGGATGCGTGTTCCGCCGCTCGGTCATCTGCGCGGCGATCCGCGCCTCGATGACCTCGGGGGAGTAGTTGAGCTCGGCCGCCATGCGACGGCGAGCGGTGGCGATCGCCGCGGGGGCGAGCGGCTCGGGAGCGGCGCGACGGCCGGCGTGCGCGAACGAGGACAGGTCGAACAGGTTCGATGCCTCGTCGCCGTCGACGTCGGTCCCGTCGGCGCCCTCGACTCGGTTCGCGAGGCCGGCGGTGACCGCCTCCTCGGCGGAGTACCAGGTCTCGGCGAGCATGATCGCGCGCCAGTCGGCGGTCTCGCCGCCGGCCTGCGCGGCGTACATGCTCGCGATGTTGTCGCTGATGCGGTCGAGCTGGTCTCCGTAGTCGCGCATGTCGCCGGCGTTGCCGATCGCCATGCCCCAGGCGTCGTGGACCATGAGCTCGCTGTTCGGGCTCATGACGATGTCGTCGGCGGCCGTGATGAGGAACGAGGCCGCGGAGGCGGCCAGGCCGTCGACGGTGGCCGTCACGGTCGCCCGGTGGCGCCGGAGTGCGTTCGTCATGGCGATCGCGTCGTAGACGTCGCCTCCGGGGCTGTTCACGAACAGGTCGATGTGGTCGACGTCGAGGGCCGAGAGCTCGGCCACGAACGCGGACGCCTCGACGCCGTACCAGCCGCCGATCGCGTCGTAGACGTAGACGGCGGCCGTCGTGTCGCCCTCGCCGCGGGGCCGGCTCTGCGAGTGGTCCTCGATGCGGAACCACGCGCGGGGCGTGACGTTCTGAGGCAGCCCGAGGGGCGTGCGTCCGGTCATGATGTCTCCTCTCCGCCGTCGGCGGTGTCGGTGTCCGTGTCGGTGTCGGGGTCGCCGGCGGGCGCCGGGTCGGGTGCGGTCGGCGCCGCGGCGGGCGCCTTGACCCGGGCAGTGTCCGGGTCCCGCTTCGGGAGGTGCGAGGTGTCGCGGAGGTACGCCTCGAGGTCGTCGTCGGGGGTCAGCGCGCCGCACTCGACGAGAGCTCGGATGCCCTCGGCGGTGATGGCGTGCTGCGAGGCGATGTCCTCGAACACGAGCCGCGGCGCCTTCGCGTCCCGGCCGAAGTTGAGGTCCACGAGGTCCTCGATGACGTGCTGGTTCGTGATCGCTGCGAACTCCAACGCGACGGTGTCGAGGCTCATCGTGAAGAAGTCCCGGAACGTGTTCCCGAGGGCGTAGGACCCGGTGGAGTCGTCGCCGCCGAGGCTGAGGAAGTTCGCCAGGAACGCGCGGGCGATCTGGTCGTCGTAGTACCGGATCGGGGTCATGGCGTCGGGCAGCTTGCCGGCGACGCCGTTGAGGGTCAGGCTCTGTCCGTTCACGAGCGCGGCGCCGGCGGTGTCGCCCGACCGGAACGCGCGAGCGATCGCGAGGCCCGCCGCGATGCCGGCCTGCTCGCGGGCGGCGACCTCGTCCGGTTCGAGCTGCCCGCTCGCGGTGTGGTCGCGGTCGGTGAACGTGGGGACGCCCATGCCGTTCCGCTCGACCGTCTGCGCCTGCACGCGGAGGAGCCGGTCCTTGAGAATCCAGAACTTGTAGGCCGGACGGAGGAGGCTCTGGCCGAGCCAGTTGCCGCCCTCGCGGTCGGACACGTGCGCGACGAGCTCGCCTACCTCGATCTTGACCCCGTTCTTCGCCTCGCGCTGCTTGATGTGCGCGAGCCCGCCGTCGCTCTCCACCTTCACCTCGCCGATGGTGCGCGGCGGAATCCAGAGGAGCTTGCCGAGGCGGGCCTGACGGGCGCCGGTAGGGGTCCGCTCGATCCGGTACACCTGCTCGAAGAAGCTGTGGCCGAACACGAGTTTCAGGAGCGAGAGCCGGAGGTAGTCGGCGAAGTCGAACCGGTCGCGCGTGCGGTTCAGGTGCCGCGGCGTCGTGGAGTCGTCGCCGACGATCGGGAGCCCGAGGTCCTCCGCGACGAGCTTGACGACGTCGGCGCGGGCCCCGTTCGGCTCGATGCGCCACTGCGTGCGGCGGATCGGCAGGGTGACCGCGCGGAACATCGCAAGGATCTGCGGGTCCGTGCGCCTCATGAGGTCGTAGACCTCGATCGATCGGGGCCACACGAGCTCGGGCGTGTTCTCGTTCTGGTCGAGACCCGCCCACCATGCGCCGCCCTCTGTCTGGTACGCCTTCGCGGCCTTCGCGGTCGCGGGCACCTTCGGCTCGTCGGCCATCTGGGAGGTCCTCTCGGTCAGAACGACATCCGGGACAGGTCACCCGTGAGGGTGTTCCCGCCGGCGGAGCCGTCGTCGGTCTTGCGGAGTACCGCCGGAGGCGGCGGGGGAGGCGGCGGCGCGGTCTTGCGCTGCCGGTGGAGCCACAGCGCGCCGGCCATGCCGATCAGGGGCGACACGTCCGACTCTGAGGCGAACCGGTCGATGACCTGCTCGCCGCCGAGCTGCTTGAGAACGGCCGTCGCTGCGGCGATGTCGAGGGCGGGCTGCTTGTGATGCCGGACCGTGACGTCACGGACGGCGTCGAGGAGGAGGCCGGTGCCTCCGGTGAGGGCGCCGCCCTGCCACTCGACGACTTCCAGAGGGAACTTCGGGTCCTTCTGTAGCTCGGCCATGAACAGGCTGATGGGGGCGCCTCGCCACTGCCCGGTGACCCGGTTGATGCGGCTGCGGCGGACCGGGTCGAGGAGGAAGTCGGAGACCCGGTCGGTGCCGGGCAGGCCGATCATGACCTCGGCGTGCTGCTTGCCGTCGCGGCGGGTGCCGACGGCGACGATCCACACGGTGCCGCGGTCGCTGCTCTGGTCGATGCACACGTCGAACCGGCCGACGATCTTGTCGGCCTCGCGCACGATCGGGGCACCGCGCTCGTCGAGCTCGGGGACCGGCTTGCCGTCCTCGTCGACGAGCGGCTCGCCGTCGATGTCGGTCGCCTGCACCGGCTCGTTCGTGCCCTGCTCCCAGGAGCCGGGAGCGAAGGGCCCCTCGAGGGTCGAGTCCGACCACTGGCAGAGGACCTCCGTGCGGAAAATCCACTCGGGGTCGGTGCGGGCGTCGCCGGCGATCTTGCGCTCCTGCACGCGGTACCCGAGGGCCGGGTTAGCCTGCGCCCAGCCGTCGCGATCCTTGACGGCGATGCCGGGGATGGCCGACCACTCCGCGAGGAACAGGGTGTCCTCGTCCTGTTCGAGCTCGTCGAGGAGCTCGTCGACCTCGTCCTCGTCCTCGGGGTCGATCGGGTCGACGTCGACGACGGACGGGCCGGGCAGCACGCCCAGCACGTCGCGGTGGAGGCCGTCGGGGTCGCCGACCGCCTTGTGCGCGAGGAGCCGGAGGTACCGGAGGACGACGCTCGTGATGTCGCCGGCGTTCGAGAGCCCCACGATGAGGCTCTCCGTCTGCGCGTTCGTCGTCTTCGTGATCGCGCCCCACGCGGCCCAGTTCTGCTGCTCGCGGAGCTCGTCGAGGAGGATCAGGTTCCCCGAGAGCCCGCGGCCGGCCTTCCGGCTCGCGGCCTTCACGAGGTACCGGGTCGCGTTCGTCAGCGTGACCATCTTCTTGCCGTTGCGCTGCGAGAGCTTCGCGATCAGCGTCGTCAGCTCGGGGTCATCTTCGAGCAGGGCGACGGCGCCCTCCCACACCTCCTCGGCGGTGGTCAGGTCCTGCGCGGTCCCGAGGACCAGGGGCCACTTCGCCTCGATCATGAACCACAGGGACAGGACCTGCGACAGGGTCGACTTGCCGTTCTGCCGGGCGACGAGCACGACGACCGTCTGGAACCGAAGCCGGCCCCGGCGGTCGAGTTCGAGCATGTGGATCAGGAGCCACCTCTGCCAGGGCATGAGGCGTATCTCGAGGACGACCGCGGCGAACACGATCACGCGGTAGCCCCACGACGTCGCCTCCTGCGTGATCCGGCCGCTCTCGTCGCGGACCTCGGGCACGAGCTCGCGGAGCGGCGGGGTGAACACGCGCGGCACGGCGCGGCCGTACCGCTTGCCGGGCTCTAGCTGCTCCCAGCCCTCGTGCACGACGTCGTCGTGGTAGGAGCCGTCGCGGGGGTCATCTAGGACCGCTGATCGGGGTGATGAGGCCGAGCTTTCCCGTCTTGCCACTGGTGCCCGCCTCCTCTGCGCCGTCGGTCTTGCCTGCTGGTGATGCTGCCCCGCCGTTCGCGCCGCCGACCCCGTCGAGGGTCTTGCGGCCGATCGGGGTCAGGCCGAGTTGCTCGGAGAGCTTCGCGTAGCTCGCCAGGGTGGTGTTGTCGTTCTGCGGGACCGCCGGCCGCCGGCGACCGTCGGCGCCCTCGATGTCCTCGATGGCGTACTCGACGATCTTGTGCCACTGGTCCGCCTTGCCGGCGAGCATCCGCAGGGCCTGCAGCGACCCCGCGTAGCGGGGGTCGAGCAGGTGCGGAGCTGCGGCGATCGCCTTGTCGGTCTCTTCGAGCAGGGTCATGCGGGCAGCCCGCACCCGCAGGGGCAGTCGGCGCCCGTGAGGACCTCGTCGAGCTCGATCGAGTGCCCCTCGTCGTGCAGGAGGACCCGTCGATCGAAGTCGGCGCGGTGACCGGACCGGATCGACCACCCGCAGGGGCACGAGTAGGCCCAGACGGCCGAACCGGCGAACGTGCCGACCTCATTCGAGCCGATTCCGGGCCGATGTCCCCCGATTCGGGCCGATTCGAGGTCTCCGGCCGCGATTTCGGGCACTTTTCGTCCCTCTGACGGGGGCGGTTTCGGCGTTCCAACGTCCATGCTTCGACTCCTCGGCGTTATCATCGCGCGCGTGTGCGACCCGCGGGGAGAACCCGGGGGGGAGAGGGAGGTCCCGGCGGCAATCTTCCGCTGCGAGGGGATCCCAGATTTTTTGCCACCCCCCTACCCCATCCGAAGGGGCGGGGCAGGGGGTGACGGGGCAAAATTATCGCTCGCCCTGCGGGCGCGTGGTTCCGGTGGGCGTTGCGCGGCCGCGGATCGACGTCGGGGCGGGTGCGGGCGTGCTGGTCGGGCGGGTTGCGGCGTGCAGGAGGTCGGCGTCGAGGGCTCGTGCTAGGGCGTCACCGGTGTGGCGCTCCCAGTCGTCGCGACGGTTCGTGCGTGTGCGGTGTTCGTTCACGGTCTCGCTCCTCTGCGCTCTCGTGTGCGTGCTGCTCGTGCCTCGGTCAGAGTGACGTGATGCCGAGCGACGGTGGTGCGTCGCGCTCGCCCTGCTGCTTGTTGCAGACGAGGTGCGATGGCTCCCAGTTGCGCGGGTCCCACGTGAGCTCGGGGTACCGCTTGCGTGGCTTCACGTGCTGCACGCTGCACGAGTCCTGGTGTGGATAGGTCAGGCCGTAGTCGATGGGCTGTGAGCAGATGACGCATGGCAGGGACGCGCGCCGGCCCCTCGCCTTGACCTGTGCGAGGGCCTCCTGTGCGCGGCGTCCGCCCCACGGTGGCACGTCGATGCCGGTGGGGGTGGCCTGAGGGCGGGGCCGGCGGGGGGGTAGCCCGTTGTCGGGGCGGGGGGTCATGCTCGGGGGCCCCCGGGGAGCCTGCCCCCGGGGATGCTCCGCAGGGCGGGGCGCTGGTCCCGGGTCTCCCGTGCACGGGCCCGTTGCCGGATGCCCTGCAGCTCGGTCTCGCGCTGCCGGGCTGCTGCCCGGACCACGGCGAGGGCGACCCGGTCGGCGATGTGCCCGAGGCCGCGGCTCATGACCGCTCCCAGATGGCAGCGCGGTCGCGGTCCCACAGGATCATGGCGCCGGTGATGCACACCTTGACGACGAACAGGCGGAGGCCGCGGCGGCTGATGTGCAGGCGGGGTCGGAAGGTGTGCGCGTGAGGGTGCGGGTACAGGATCGACCCGTGGGCGCGGCCCACGTACCAGAGCCACGGGCGGGCGACGGGGTCGGGTCGGTGGCCGATGATCGGCAGGAGCCGGCCGATGAGGCCGCTCATCGTCGGGCCCCGCACCGGTCGCACTCGACTCCGCCGGCTGCGAGGTACGCCCACCGGTGACCGAACGCGGCGCACGGGTCGGCCCCGATGAGCTGCATGACCGTGGGATCGGTGTTGATCCCGTGGTTGATGCTGAGGATGCTCGGCTGCTGCATGAAGCCGTGGACGGCCGAGAGCTGCGACGCCTGCTCGGACGTGAGGGGCGGGAGGTGGGCGCCCTTCTCGCGGGGGCTCATTCGTCGACCTCGATCCCGAGCGACCGGACGTAGGGGACCGCCATCTCCTCGTGCATCCGCAGGGGCCACCGCTCGAGGACCTTCTCGGCGGGCACGTGCTCGGGGACACGCGTCGTGTTGACCGCGATCCGGCCGACGTGGGCGGTGAGCTCGGCGAGGATGTTGAGGGCGGGGTCGGTCAGGACCGCGGCCGCGGCGTTCGCCTGGTGGTCGGCGATGATGCGGCGCACGTCGTCGACGACGTCGGCCGGCGAGGTGTGGCCGTGGTGGTCGAGGGCGTGGAGCAGGTCTCGTGCGAGCGCGCTGTCGGTCATGGTGCCTCCGTCGTGGTCCGGGGATGAGGAAGGCCCGCCGGTATCGCGACCGGCGGGCCTTGTGAGGCAGGTACTAGGGGCCGTCATCTCACTGCCGGGCCTGTTCCCTTGATCCTCGTCCGGGTGCACTTGTCACCCATCTAGTCGAGGACAGTGCCACGTTTTGTAGGATCACGCAACTCGAAGCACTAGATGTTGTGGCTTCGCACAGCACAACGCCCCCGGGAGCGAAGGCCGGGGGCGTCGTGGGCGGGCGACGATCAGGGGTCGCGCTGTGCCCGTCGATGTGCTTCCAGGAGCTCCTCGACGCGGTCAGTGTAGACCGGCCCCTCGACGATCCAGGTGAGGCGGCGCACAGAGTACAGGGCCTCGTCCATGGTCTGTGCTTCGTCGTGCTCGATCGTGATGGTGCGGGGCAGCACGCGCGTCGTCAGCATCGTCGCGAGGTAGAGCGGGGTCGCGGCGAAGTGCTGCACGGCGAGGCGGTCGGCTGCCTGCGCGAGCTCGCGGAGCGCGGTCGTGCGGGCGAGGTCGACCGCGAACTCATGCACGGGGCCGGCCCCTCCTGCGCCGGTGCAGCTCGCGGAACACGGCGTCGGCCTCGTCGACGGTCATGGTGTCCGGGGTCGGGTGCGTGAAGTGCCAGGGCTCGCGGTCGACGTGGTGCAGGTCGATCGCGATGCCGTGCCCGTGCCTGCTCGTCGGGGTCCCGGGGTAGGGGCCGGCGTGCTGTAGGTACTCGCGGAACAGTTCGGTCTGCCCCCTGAGGCTCTCGTAGTCGGTCCGGGTGCTGACGTCACTCGCGATGATGGTCGCTCGGTCGGAGCGGCCGGCGTCGACGAGGCGGGCGGCCGCGGCGTCGAACCGGTCGGCGATCTGCTCGGCGAACCACTTCCCGGAGGCGTCGAGGCGGTCGTGGGGGTTGCGGTGCTCGATCGCGATGATGTCGAGCGGGTGCGCGTAGATGTCGCCCGTGACGACTCGGATCGGCGTGCCGACGGGGACGACGGGCGTCGGCCGGACGCGGACGGAGAGGAGTTGCCGGAGCCACGGCGAGCCCATGAGGTAGTCGGCCGAGAGGAAGAAGCCGGTCACGAGCACGGCTCCGATCCGGGGCCCGTCGTCGCGGCGACGAGGTCGACGGCCTCCTGCGCGTCGCGGTCCCTGATGAGCTGCCGGATCGCCTGCCACCACTCGTCGATCGGGAGGCCGCCTGTCGAGCGGATCGCGGCGACGAGCTCGCGGAGCTCGCGCACCTCGTCGACGAGGGCGGGCACGTCCTGCCGCGCGTGAGCGATGAACTCAGAGTCCTCGTCGTTCGGCCAGCGCGGGCCCATCACTTCTGTCGGGGCCCATGTGCCGGTCTCGAGGTCCTGCTCGCCGCCGGCAACAGTCCACGGGCCGGGCGAAGCGGCATCCGCTCGGGCCGCAATGAGGTTGAGGTTGTTGGTCGTCATGGCGTGCTCCTAGTCGTTGAGGGTGAACGAGGGGACGGTGGCAGTGAGCGCGTGCATCGCGGCGGTGTACTCGCGCGGCGCCACGACGAACACGACGGTGGCGGCGTCGCCGCGGCGGGTCTCCTCCTCGGCGGTGGTCACGGCCACGGTGTGCCCGGTCGAGAGCTCGACGACCTCCCGGCCGTTCGTGCGCTGGTAGCTCTTGATCCGCTCGGAGCCGAGCATGACGGCGAGCATTTCGAGGCTGCCGAGGGCGCTGCTGCGGGAGCCGGCCGGGGCGACGAGTGCCACCCGCGCCGGCCGCAACCCGACGATGTAGGTCGCGAGCTCGGCGACGGTGATGGTGGGCGGCATGACGAGCGGATCAGCGTCGGGCGCGGGCTCGGCGTGCGGGATGGTCGCGTCGATGCTGATGCCGGGCCGGAGCGGGATCACGCCGAGGACCCGGCGAAGGTCGACGGCGGTGAGGCCGCGCACGGTGAGGGTGGATACGGGCTGGTCGGTCATGGTGTGCCTCCTGGTGGTCGTGGTCAGAACGGGAGTTCGTCGGGGTCCGCGTCGATCGCGCGGAACGCGGCGTCGACGACGGGGTCGGAGCCGAGGAACCGGACGGAGTAGGTGGTCTCGGGTGGCATGTCACGGCCGAACTCGTGGACGAGGTTCGCGCTGCCGCGGAGCGCGTAGCGGCGGAGAACCCGGACGGGGATCATGCCGGCGGCGATGAGGGCGAGGTCCTCGCGGGTCTGCTCGGCGGTCCGCCTGGTGTTCGCCTCGACGGCCTCCGCGGTCCTCTGCGCGAGGGCCTCGGCGACGGCTCGGGCGACGGCTTCGCGGACCAGTCGGTCGTGCTTCTTCTGCTTCACGGTGTCTCTCCTGATGGTGGTTGTGGCGGATCGGTGGGGACGACGCCGTCGCCGCCGTGCAGCGGGGCGCCGTGTTCGAGGTGGTCGTGGACGGCGATCGCCCTGTCGAAGGCCCACAGGTTGCGGCCGACGAACGAGAACGGGCAGAGGGGGCAGGTGTAGGCGAACGGCTCGGAGTCAGTCATGGTCGACCGGCCTGTCGAGCGCGGTGCGGCCGCGGCCTGTCGTCCCGAGCTTGATGTGCACCCGCTTGAGGTACGTCGCGACGGTCTCGACACTGATGCCGAGGGACTCGCCGGCCTGCCCGCGGGTCATGCCGGCGACGATGCACGCCCACACGAGCCACTCTCGGCGGCTGAGGGGGCGGGCCTGCGGGGCGGCCCGGTTGATGAGTTCGGCGTAGGTGGGCTCGGTCATGCTCCGTACCGCTTCCGGTAGACCCCGGTGTCGGGGTCCCGCTCGATCGTGAACAGGTCAGCGAGGACCGCGGACAGGCGCTGCCACTCGGCCATCGCGGCGGTGGCCGCGGCCGTGACCTCCGCCCAGTCTGTGATCGCGTCGCCGAACTCCTCGACGACTCTGCGGCGGGCGGCCATGAGCTGCTCGGCCGCGTCGAGGCGGGCCGCGCCGCGGGGGATGTCGGGGTGCTTGCGAAGCACGGCCCGGGCTCCCTCGAGGGCGGTCTCGGCCTCGGGCATCCCGGTCGCGTCGTGCTCGACGACGGCGAGCATGAGGTCGAACCGCCGGCGCGCTGCGGCGGTCACCGGAGGACCTCGGCTGCCTTCTCGGCGGCGTCGGCCGCGGCCCGGAGAGACTCGGCCGTGTGCGTGAGGTCGCGGATGCGCCAGGAGGCGAGCTCGTTCCGCTCGGTGGCCGTCGTCGCGAGGAACGTCGCGAGGGTGGCGACGAGCTCGCGGGAGTTGAGCGGGCTGCCGTCCGGGAACACGAGCGCGGGATCGCCGTAGCCGGGTGCGCTCACCTTCGCTCCTAGAGCCTCCTCGATGGCGAGAGCCCCTCGGGCTGCTCGCTGGTCGGTGAGGGCTGCGGCTTCGAGCTCGCGGACCCGCTGTTCGAGGCGGAGGATCGCGCCACGGTGCTTCGCGTCGACCTTGCGGCTCTCCTCGCCGACGAGCTGCGCGCGAATCGTGTCCTGCTTCTTGATGATCGCGTGAGTGGCCGCCCACGACGGGCGCCGGTCTAGGTGTATCTCGGCCGCCTTGACGATGTCGAGGCGGGTCCGGGTGCGGGAGTTCGGGACCATGAGGCCCCAGCCGTGGGGGACCTCGGCGACGTGCACGATCGCGGTCGACGGGGCGACGACGTACCAGGCATGGCACTCGGTGGCCCACTTCTCGGCCTTCTCGGGCTGGTCGAGCTCGTGCAACCAATCGGAGCGGGACACCTTGACCTCGTGGCCGATGAGGTGCTCGCCGCGCGAGCTCGCGAACCCGACGTAGAGGGCGTCGGCACGGCGATCGCCTAGGGCGACTTCGGTGAGGAACGCGCCGCCGGCGAAGGGGTCGCCCGGCTTGATGTAGTGGCGGCGGAGGCGCTCGATCATCTCGCCCGAGGTGCGCGGTGCGATGTAGGGGCTCACGGGCGGCCACCCCCGAAGGTCTCGCGGGCGCGTATCTCGGCGTCGCGTTCGAGTTCGAGCGCGATCCCGTCGGCGCCGGAGGCGGCGTCGGTGTCCCGTGCCGCGGCGATCGCCTCGCCCATCTCGGACTCGAACAGGGCGACCGCGGCCGCGATCGTCGTGGGGGCGCCGTCGGGGTCGACGAGCCCCTCGTAGGTGAACACGGCCGAGCCGCCGCCGACGGGGCCGGCGTACCGGTGGAAGGCGTAGGGCGTCGCCGTCTGGTCGAGGACCCCGTCGGCCTCGCGGGGAGCCTGGTCGCTCGTGCCGTCACGGGGGCCGCCGACGAAGGTGACGGTCCTCGTGTCGCGCTTCTGCCGGCGGCTCATCGCTGCTGCCTCCGGCGCTCGGCGACCACGCCCGAGTCGTAGCCCCGGAGCCACGCGGCCTCCTGGTCACGGCCGAACACGGCCATGGCCACGATGCGGGCAGACTCGGCCTCGAAGTGACGCTCGAGGGACCAGACGACCACGAGGCCGATCGTCAGCCCGAGGCCGGCCCACGCGAAGGCGTTCGCGTCGGTGATGCGCTGCGCGATGAGGGCGACGATCCAGAGGACGAGGATCACCCAGAAGATCGGGGCCCATGGGTTGCGGCGAGGGGTCGGGATCATGCGACGGCCTCCCACATGTGCCAGACGAACACGGGGCCGACGGCCGTGCCGACGTAGATGAGACCGGGCCGCACGGGGTGCCCGGTGCCGGTGATGACGAACGTGCGGGCCTTCGGCTCCGCCTCGGTGTCGACGATCGCCCAGAACACGAGGTGGCCGGCGCTGCTCGGGTGCGGCTCGACGCGGACGACGGTCGCGGTCTCGTGCATGTGCACGATCTGCGGGGCGTCGGCCGCCTCGACGACGAACTTGTGGACGGTGGTGGTCATGCTGTTCTCCTGAGGTTGTCGGTGCGGATGGTGCGGAAGATCGGTCGGGGGTCGACGTGATCGGTGCGGAAGATGGCGGCGCGGCCCGGGCCGACGTAGGTCGTCGAGCGGGCGACGATCGTGGGCGGCCAGGCCGTCGTCGTGATGATGACGCCCCGGCCGGCCTCCTCGGCGTCGAGGACGATGTCGACGACGGCTTCGAGCTGCTCGTTCCATCGCACGACCGCGAGGCGGCGGGCGAGCTCGCGGCGGGCCTGCTCGGCGAGGCGCTCGGCGACGTCGCGGGGGGTCGGGCAGCCGGCGGGCTCGGTCACGGCTTCTGCTCCTCGGCGAGGATCGCCGTGCAGGTGTCGCACCCGCTGTAGACGTAGCCGTCCTCCTCGACGTGCTGCCGGTGGTCGCGGTCGGCGGCTTCGAGCGCGGCCGCGGCGGCCTTGATGAGCTTGCCGCGGCGACGGAGCTCGGCCCGGTTGTGCGTCGCCTTGGTGGCTAGGGACTGCTCCCACATCTTCTCGGCCTCGGCGCGGAGCTCGGCCACGAGCGCGGCGCTCATCGTGCGCGCCCGAGCATGCCGAGGTCGTCGTGGTGGACGCCGCCGGCGGTGCGGCCGCACTTCTGGCACCAGGGCGGCTTGCCGTCGCGGTGCTGCTTCGGCTGGTGGTCGTCGCACATGATCTGCGAGGCCGACCACTTCTTGACGGTGATGCCGTCGGGCTCCTTGACGAGGGCGGTGGGGAGGCCGCTCGTCGCTTCACGGGCGAGGGCCGCGGCGACGGCCGTGACGACCTCCTCGAGGCGCTCGGGCTGCTCGGCGAGCTCGACGAAGTCGTCGGGGCCCATCGTCCCGTAGCCCCACGCCTCCCACACGCGAGTGCAGTCGAGGGCGCCGGCGAGTGCGACGGCGGCGGCGTCGCGAGCGGTCTCGTGCTCGGGCGCCGGCGCGGGGCGAGCGCCGACGTCGTAGCCGTGCTCGTCGACGCGGACGACGCGCCAGTCGCCGCCGGCGGAGGCGGCGATCGCGTCGCACGCGAGGCGGGCGAGGGCCGCGGCGCGGTCGTCGTCGAGCACGCCGCGGAAGGCGGCCTGGAGGGTGTCGAGGGTGGCGGTCATGTTCGGTGTCCTGTCTGATCGTGGTGAGGGGCTAGAGGGGGAGCCAGACGAGCGGGTAGGGGAACAGGTGGTCGCACTCGGCGCACGCGAGGCCGGCGCCGATGAGCCTGCACAATCGCGCTTCGACGTCGAGGTACTCCTTGCACGGCTCGCACGCGGTGCTGATCTTGCGGCACCCGGCGCACCTGCCGGCGACGACTCCGGGGCGGGGGCAGTCGATCGTGACGGTGCAGGGCACCTCCGCGTCGAGGTCGACATCGACGACGACCTCGACGCTCTCTCCGGTCGCGGTGCTCACAGCGGGCGCCAGGGGATGACGCGAGGCAGGTCCGCCTCGCACTTCGAGCACGCGGGCAGGATGAACGGCGGGTTGGTCGCCAGGTGCACGTCCTGCGCCATCCGGTGCCAGGAGCAGGCAAGCCAGGGGTCACGGCAGGCGGGGCAGTAGTAGACCCACTCGGCGACCCGGTCGCACCCGCGGGGGGCGTTGCAGATGACGTCGGCGTCGAGGTCGACCACGAGCTCGACGACGTCGGCGCGCTCCTCGGTCGCGGTGCTCACAGCGATCGCCAATCGAACTCGGTCGGCGTCCACGTGTTGCATCCCGCGCACTGCGTGGTCGGGTACTTATCGCGGAGCATCGTCGCTGCGAGGTCGACGGCCGTGCGGTGGTGGTCGCACACAGTGACCTCCCGCGGGCACGCGGGGCAGCGGGCCGCCCACACGGCTCCGGTCGGGCACCCGTCGGCGAGGCACGGGACCACGGCGTCGAGGTCGATGCCCTCGATGGTGGCGGCCTGCACGTCGGCGGCGCTCACAGCCGGGTCCCCTGCTGCTCGGCGAGGGTCTCGCGGCCCTCGTCGGTGATGCCGACGAGCTCGGACCCGGAGAGCTCGACGCCCTCCTCGAGCGCGAGCAGGCCGAACCGGACGAGCTCGGCGACGTGCCCGGCGTAGCGGGTGCGGTTCGTGGAGTTGAGCAGGATGCCGCGGCCGACGACGGTGAGGGTCGCGAGCCGCTCGACGGTGAGGCCGACGCCGCTGCCGTGCTGCTGTAGGGCGACCCGGAGCAGGGCGAGCTCGGGGGCGGTCAGCGGTGAGCGGCTCACAGGACGTCCAGCGTTCCCGCGCGGGCGGCCGACTCGTCGCCGTCGTAGAGGTCAGCGATCGCGTCGACGTCGCGGAGAGCTTCGAGGGCGGCGGGGACGCTGTTCGGCTCGATCGGTCCGATGCCGAGGCCGTTGAAGTAGACGGTGAAGCCGTCCAGGCCGTCCTCGATCGAGAACTCGCGGGTCCGGTAGAGGGCCCTCTGGAATCGGGGGCGCTGCTCGACGAGGACGAGGAACGCGGCGAGGCGTGTGCGGGCGTCGTGTGCGGTGTAGGGCATGAGGGGGCTCCTGATGTTCGGGGCGATCGTGGTTGATTTGGTGCTGCTGGTCTAGCTCTTGCGGGGGCGGCCGTTCGTGATGCCGTCCCGGTACCGCCCGAGGGCGAGGACGTCGACGACGAGCTTCGGGACGAAGCGGTGGCCGACTGGCAGCCGGTGAGTCTCTCGGCTCACCTGCTCCGTCGTGGTCTCGCGGAGCCACCGGTAGACGACGCCCGGGCTGGTGCCGAGGTCCTCGGCGGCCATCTTCACGGTCAGGAACCGGCGCTGCTGATCTGTCACGAGGGTCAGTGTGCCACCTTTTCGCGCCCCCCGCTACGGGGACACGCGCGAGGGTCAGCGGAGGTCGAAGGGGCAGCGGCACCCGGAGCCGAGGAGCCACAGGCACCCGGTCGAGCGGTGCAGCTCGACCGGGTGGCCGCACTCGTCGCACACGGTCGGGTCCGCGATGCGCTTCGCCCGGCTGGTCACCGCTGCACCCGGACCGGGCGGAGCTGCATCACCGCGGCGTACTGCTCCAACCACTCCTGCCGCTCGATGTGCCCGCAGGCGTCGCACTTGATGGTGACGTCGTCGCGGTGCATGAGGGGCGGCGACCAGATGAGGCGGGCCTGCTGGCAGTTCGGGCAGCGGACGCCGCCGACCCGATGCTCGGCCTCGACGAGGGGGAACAGGCGGTAGCCGGCTTGGATCACGGCAGTCGCGCGGACCGCGGCCTCGGCGCCGCGCGGCTTCGCGATGAGCTCGGCGCGGGCGGCGCTCACGTTCGTCGCGAGCTCGCGGACGACGGCCGCGGCGTAGGCCGCGGTCGACCCGGTCGGGATGAGGTTGCGGGCGTCGAGGTAGGTCAGGTCGACGTCGTCGAGCCAGTAGGTGCGGGCGGTGTTGTCGAGGGCGGCCGCGATCCACTCGGCGCGGATCCGCGCCTCCGTGAGGGGCCACCGGGGGCCGGCGCCGGCGCTGCCTCCGTCGTTCGCGTCGCGGACCCCGTTGCCGCCGTCCTCCCAGATGAACGCGACGAGCTCGGTCGCCTCCTCGACGGCGTTGTCGAACTTCACGAGGTGGTCATAGCACAGGTAGCCGGCCTCGGCGGGGCGAGGGACGCACCCGCGGCACTCGCTGTCGAGGATGTCGAGGCGCTCCGTGCGGGCGTTCCAGCGTCGCGCGTGTCCATCACAGTGCGCCAGGTGCTGCCCGTGCACGGTGCAGGAGCGGAGGTCGGGGACGAGGTTTGTGACGCACACCCGGGCAGCCGTCACGAGTCGCACCCGCACGGCTGCTCGAGCCAGCACTCGGGGCAGACGGGGGGCGGGGTCGGGCAGGAGGCGTGCACCCACCCGAGCGTGCTGCTCACGATGCGCTCGCCCGGGCGGATCGGGCGGGTGCAGTCCGCGCACTCGCCGAAGTGCTCGGCGATCATGCGGGCTCGATCCGGTCGACGCGGCGGCCGGGGTAGCCGTTGCCGTCCCGGTCGACGCGGAACGGGTAGAACCCGACGGCGAACCCGGACGGGGCCTGCCGGTCGTCGCCGAGGAACGCGCGAGCGGCCTTGCCGACACGGCGGACCTCGTCGTCGGTCGCGCGCGTGTTGATGTGCAGGTGGGTCCCATGCGCCGCGGTCACGTGCAGCGCGTGGAATGTGCCGGGATTCTTCGGCTTCGGTGTCTCGGTCATGCGGCTCGTCCTCCTGCTAGTGATTCTGCCCGGTGATGCGCGAGAGTCTCGGCAATCGGGGTGCGCGGGTACGGCCTGCCGAGCCGGCGGGCCTCGCGGATCGCCTCGACGAACCCCTCGTCGACGCGCTGCCGCTCGGCGCGGATCGCGGCGACGAGCTCGGCCTGCTGCCAGAACACGGCCGCCCTCGCGGCGTGCTCGGCGTGCTGCCGGCGGGACTGCGGGGAGCCGAAGTGCTCGGACGGCGCCGGCGGGGTCATGCGCTCCCGCTCGACCTCGGCGGGGTCGAGCGACGCGACGAACGCGGCGAAGGTCTCGGCGCACGAGTCACACACGAGAGGTCGCCTCGCGGAGCGCGGTCGCGGCCAGGTCCTGCCCGCGGTCGTCGGGCGCCCAGAACCCGAGCTGGCCCTTGATCCGGGGCACCTCCGTCGCGAAGCGGACGGCGTCGGCGAGCTCCCAGTGCCAGACGTCGGGCTCATCGCGGGTCGGGCGCTCGCCGCCGGCGCGCGTGCACGCCTCGACGTCGGGGCAGGTGTCGGCGTGGTGGGCGCCGACGAGCTGCACGACGCCGACGAGCGCGGAGCGGGGCAGCATGCCGACCTCCCGTGCCTGCAGGAGCGGGTCGCGCTCGTTCATGGCGAACCGCTTGTGGATCGAGCCGCCGGCGTGGATCAGGACTTGCCCGCGGAGTCGGGTGCCGCGGCTGCGATTCTCGATGGTCTTGACGCCGGCGACGATGCGGGCGGCGTAGGGCTGACGAACGGTGAGGGCGATCATGAGTGCTTCCTGGGTCGGAACGGGAGGACCTCGGCGAGGTGCTCGCGCTCGGGGGTGGTTGTGACGGGGTTGGTGGGGGTGGTGGCCGGCTCGTCGGGGCGGCCGAGGTCGAGCCACTCGGTGATGAGGTCGAGGACCTCGCGGGGGGTGCCGAAGCCGGCGACGTAGAAGTCGACCCGCTTGCCGGTGACGGTGAAGCCGTAGGCCCGGGCGAGCTGCCCCTTGGTGGAGAACCGGGCGTGGGCCACGGGGGCGGCCCCGTCGAGGATGTCCAGCCACTGCCCGAGGCGGGGCGTCGTGCGGAGGCCGTGCCGGCGGGCCGCGGCCGTGAGCACGGCGGGCTGCCGGCGGTCGTACCAGGGCAGCGCGTGCCGGCCGTGGTCGGCAGTCACGACGTCGCTCCGTGGCACGAGCAGGAGCAGGGCACGCGGCTCGCCGACTGCTCGCGGGCGGCGTCGCACGGCTCTCCGTGCCACCCGATGACGCAGATGACGGACACGATCGAGCCCTGGTCGTCCTCCTCGCGGCGGGCCATGAGGCGGAGGATCGCGGCGATGCTCACGACCGGGGCCGCTCGTCGATGCCCGAGCCGACCGGCGAGAGCCCGCGGAACGTGTTGTGCACCCGCGGGAACCCGGCGAAGTCCAGGAACTCGTTCAGCCGTGCCTCCGCGGCCGCGTACCGGACCGGGTCATTCCACGAGCTCGTGAGGGCTCGATCGATGTCGGCGGGGATGGTCGGGAAGTCCTCGCGGTTCGGCGGGACGAGGGCCTCGTGGTGCTCGGCCGCCCGCCGCGCCTCCCGCCGCGCCTTGCAAATCGCGTTCACGTGCGCCGGTTCGAGGTACTCGGTCGATGACGCCTTGTGCGCGATCACGGCGTTCATGGCGTCGCTGTAGTCGTTGTGCCCGATCATCCGGCGCCACTCGTCGATCATGCGGAGCTTGTCGGCGTCGGTGTCGCCGAGGTGGCGGCGGTCGTGGCGGCTGATGAGGGCGAGGACCTCGGCGACCTGCTGGTTGTCCATGCTCACGGGCGGAGCTCCTTCGGTGTCGTGCCGGCGTCGAGGCCGGCCTGCTGTGCTGCGTCGAGCTGTGCGGCCAGGCGGCCGAGGTCGGACCGCTGCGCCTCGCCCCGAGCGGCGTTGACGTCGCGGTCGGGGACCGGGGGGGCCTCCGTCCACCGCTCGCCGTTGAGCCACGACACGAGGTAGGGCGTGCGCGACTTCTGCTCCTTGGGCGTCGTCGAGGCGGCGATCACTGCGGAGGCACCCTCGGCCCACGCGATCGTGAATCGCTCGAGGGCGGTCACGGGCAGGCTCCGGGCGGCGATGCGGTAGGACCGCAGGGCGGCCTTCCGCGACTCCGACCGGGGCCACGCCTTCCATGCCCGCTCGAAGCTGTCGAGCACGGGGTCGGTCTCCTCGACTTCGATGCCCCCGAGCAGGCCCGCGGCTCCGCCGTGGGCAAGGGTGTTCTCTGGTTCATCTGACTCTGGTTCTGGTGACTCTGGTTTGTGTGCGGCCGGAGCGCCCACCTGTTGTGCGGTCTCCGGTACTCCCCCTCGTGCGGGCGGAGCGCCTACCCTGTTCGGCGGAGTGCTCATGACGGTGTAGCCGTTCGAGTCGCGGTCGCCGGCCTCCGTCCACCGCTCGTGCACGACGACGGCGCCGATTTCGACGAGCTCGTCGATGATCGGGTCGATGGTCTGCGGGCGGGAGAACCGCATGCGCGTCGCCAGGGTGCGGCGCGACGGGTGCGCCTCGCCGCTCGCCTTGTCGGCGTACCTGCGGAGGAGTGCGTAGAGCTTGACGGCGTTCGCGGTGCGGGTGTCGTCCAGGACCCACTCGGGGACGATCGCGAAGTACTGGTCAGCGGCGACGTCGGCAGGCACTAGAGCACTCCCGCTGCGATGCGGATGCGGACCGGGTTGCAGCCGGCGCCGATGGCCGCGTTCGAGAGGAGCTCGACGGCGGCGATCGACTCGTCGCGGATCGCGGCGGCTCGCTCGACGAGGCCCTCCCAGTCGTGGGCGGTGTACTGCTCGCGGGTGCGGACGTCGGCGGCGTCGATCCGCGGCGTGTTGTCCACAGGGGCTGTGGAATCGGGGTCGGGCGTGTGTAGCATGTGCATTGCTCCTGATCGTGGTTGTGACGGGCGTGCCCCCGGCTGAGTCTGACTCGCCGGGGGCTTCACTCGTTCCGGGACAGTGTAGGCACCGCGGCCGGGTCGACCGGGGCGGTGGTGGGGACGAAGGCGAACCCGCCGGCCTCGTCGAGGAGGACGGGCACGCCGTACAGCGGCGAGAGGTACGGGACGAGCGCGGGATCCTCGTAGCGGCTCACCTTGACCCCGCGGGCCCGGGCGAGCTCGGCGGCCTCGGGGTCGGACTCGATGGCCCCGTTGCACTCGTGGCAGATGGCGCACCCGTTCGCGAGGGTGTTGCTCGCACGGTGGCCGCCGGCGCCGCGGTTCGCGCGGTGGTTCGCCTCGGTCGCGCGGCGGCCGCACATCGCGCACTTGTCGCCGTCGCGGAACAGGATGGTCGCCTTCTGCTGAGGCGTGAAGCCGGTCCCGCTCACAGGTCACCGAACAGGGTCTGGGGGTGGTGACGGTCGAGGCGTTGCGTGATGAGCGGGAGGTACTCGGCCTCGCGCTCGATCCCGACGACGTCGAACCCCTCGCGGAGGGCCGCCTCGAGCGTCGTGCCGCTGCCGGCGAACGGTTCGAGGACGGTCCCGCCGGGCGGCGTGACGAGCCTGATGAGGCGTTGCATGAGCGCGAGCGGCTTGACGGTCGCGTGCATCGTGCCCTCCGCCTCGGGGCGCTCGGACCCCGGCGCCTTCGCGACGTAGAAGAAGCGCGAGGCGCCTCCGGTGTCGCCGTAGAACGGGGCGGGGATGTCGGTGCCTCCGCGGGCCCCGTAGGCGACGGTGCCCGACGTCGCGCCGGCCAGGGTCGGCCCGGAGGCGCGGCCGCTCGCGCCGGCGGTCGGCGCCTGCCGGTCGAGCTCGGCCGCCTGCGACTCGTCGAGGACGATGTTCGCCGGCCACCGGCCCTTGCCCGTGGTCTCGCCGCCCTCGGTGCCGATGCGGTTCGCGTCGATGTTGATGGCGCCCGTGCCGTGCGCGACGACGTTCGCCGCGACGGTCCCGCGGAACGGCTTCTGGGCGACCACGATCGGCTCGAATGCGGGCTTGAGTGCGGTGCCCCAGCCCTGCCAGCGTCGCGCCTCCTCGGTGTGCGCCTCGTCGCGCCGCTCGGTCGCCGGCGCGATGCCGCCGCCGTCGACGTTGTTGCGCCACACCTGCGCGGCCGCGGGCTTCGTGTGCTGCCCGGTGACCGCGCGCGCCGCGTAGTTCTGCGACTCGACGGTGCGCTCGGCCACGAGCTGCTCGATGTCCTCGGGGACCTCGGGCATGTGCGGCCGGAGCACGTCGAACAGGTCCGCGGTCGCGACGTGCGGCTGGCTCTTGTCGGTGAGGTAGTGGCCGCCCATGTCGGTGTTCGTGAGCTCGTTGATCCGGGCCGAGGTCAGGCCGGTCGTCCTCATCCACGCGGTGAAGTGCTGCGCGCGGGCGTGCCGCGCCTCCGCGGCGTCGAGGCGGTCGATGCCCTTGCTCACGTCGTGCGACTTCGGGAACCCGGAGCCGTAGAGCCACGCGATGCCGTCGCGGATGTCGAAGCCGGCGAACCGCACGCTGATCCCCATGAGGTCGAAGGTCCGGGCGCCGGCGAAGGCGAGCAGGTGGCCGCCCGGCTTCAGGACCCGATAGCACTCGTCCCACACCGCCGGCGGCGGGACGAACGCGTCCCACCGCCGGCCCATGAACCCGGCGCCCTCGGGGATGAACTCGCGATCGCCGGCCGCCCACCGGGTGAGGGTCTCGACGACGCGGCCGGGCGTCGTGTTCGCGAGGCCGTAGGGCGGGTCGGTGATGACGGCGTCCACGCTCGCGTCGGGCATCTCGCGGAGGGCGTCGAGGCAGTTGCCGTGGATCAGCGTTACCGGGCCCTCCTGGTAGTGGACGACGGGCGCGGCGTCGTCGGTCACTTCGTGCCACCCATCGCGGAGGCGTTGAAGCCGCGGCGGGGCGCTCCGGTGTTCGCGGCCGCGCGGCGCGCGAGGTCGGCGATGTTGGCTCGGGTGGCGTCGTCGAGCGTCGGGTGGGCGGCGAGAGCCGCGGCGTCGAACTCGTCGCCGGCGGGCGCCTCGGGGGCGTGCAGCGCGGCGAGCCGTGCAGTCTCGGCCTCCTGCTCGGCCGTGGGCAGCTCCTCCTCGGGGATCAGCGGCGCCGGCTCGGCGACCTCGTGCCGCTCGACCTGCGCGACGATGACGCCGCCGGCCGTGACCGTGCTGCCGGCGGGGACCTCCTCGGCGTAGTCGTGCTCCTCGTCGGCGCCGCGGTCGGTCGGCGGGTGCTCGTCGTGCTCGGGCTCGCCGTCGACGGGCTCGTCGTCGGGCGCGGGCGCCGCGTCGATCTGCTGCGGGCCATCGATCGCCGGGTCTCCGGTGTGGCCGGGGCGGCCGGCCTGCGGGGGCCGGCTGTCTTTCGTGACGGTCATGAGGTGGGCGTCCAGCTCGCGCTCGATCGTCGGCGTGAGCTGGTCGGCCGAGCGGAGCTCGTTGTAGAGCACCCGCAGGTCCTGCCGGTCGTCGAGCGCCTTGATGCGGAGGACCGTCGCGGCCTCGGCCTCGGTGTCGACGACGTCGGCGCGAGTGCCGTCCTCGCCGACGACGGCTTCGAGCTCCTCGGGCGTGTAGGCGATGCCGAGCAGGATGTGCCCGAACCCGCGCTTACCCATCCGGGAGACCGCGCGCCACTGCGTGAGGTCCTCGGGGTACATCTCCCACGGGAGCGGGTTGCCGCGCGTCGAACGGGCCTTGACCGTCCACTGCCCCGTCTGCTGGTCGAGCGTGTAGGTGCAGAGCCCGGCGCGGGCGGCCATCGCGATCGTGAAGGTGGCCTCCTCGGAGTCCTCGGGGTCGGCCGGGTCCCACGCCTTGACGTGGACCCCGAAGTCGCCGCCCTCGACCGTGCCGCGCTCGGTGATCTTGACCCGGTAGCCGGCTGCGCGGATCAGGGCGAGCATGAGCCGCGGCGCGATCGTCGCGCGGCCCTCGATGACGTCGATGCCCTGCAACGCGGCCATGGGGTCGAGCCCGAGCATGGAGCCGGTCTCGAGGACCAGGAAGATTTTCGCCGGCGAGGGGCGGCCGGTCGCCTTGTCGTTCAGGCCGGCGGGGATCATGTCAGCGGCGCCGCTGATGGTGTGCGCGTAGGCGGTGCGCTGCTGCAGGCCCATGCGGCTGTAGCTGGTGGAGTGGCGGACGAGGTCAGTGCTCATGAGAGGTCCTCTCGGAACCGTCGAGCCGACGCCATGCCCTCTTGGACACGGTCGGCGATGGCGACGAGGCGGGCTGCCTCGTCGAGGTCGTGCAGAACCCACAGCGACTCGGGCTCTAGGTCGAGGGCGCGGAACCCCTCGTGGGTCTCCCAGATGAACAGGCACCGGGTCGCTCCGGTGACGTACATGTTCCAAACCATCTGCCGCCAGTACCGCGGCGGCGCCGAGGTGAACGGCTTGTTGGTCGTCTTGGCCTCGGCGATGATGGTCTCGCCGGCCGCCGTCACCAGGACCGCGTCGGGCGTCGACACGTGCTCGGGGCGGTCCGGGTGGCGGAACATGAGGGTGTTCTGGTCGAGGTGGTAGGCGGCGAGCATCCGCGCCTCCCGCTCGTTCCCGTGGCGGGTGTAGGGGTTGCCCCCGAAGGGCTCGCCGAGCTTCGCCTTGAGGTACAGCGGGGCGCTGGTCAGCTTGGCGAAGCCGGCGGCGTCCGACCCGCCGAAGCGGCCCTCGCGAGCGGCCAGCCATGCCGGCCGGTCGCGAGAGTCCGCCACGACGAGCTCGCGGAGCGGGTGGCCGGCGGGGATCACAGGAGCCCCGCCGCCCGGATGGTGTTCGTCGCGACGGTCAGCGCGTCCCACTGGTCGCGCGTGCCGCCGTGGTCGGGGTGCGCGACCCGCTGCGCCTTCCGCACGGCCGCGGCGGGCGACGCCTCCACCTCGACGACGCGGAGCCCCGAGAGCAGGGCCAGCGCGGCGACGGCGTCGTCGACGGAGTCACCGGCCGCCGGCGCTTCGAGGGCGAGGAACCCGCGGTACTGCTGCCCGTGCGCCGTGACGCCGTAGCGGTCGACCTTGCGGAGAGCTTCGAGCGCGAGCGCGATCGCCCTGAGGTTGTCCTGCCAGGTCGGGAACCGGTCGCACGGGTAGGACAGGTGACCGTGGCGGGTGTCGAGCGAGAACACGACGCCCGGGTGGGCCGCCTTCGCCGCGGCGTAGGGGCGACCGTCGCGCGTGAACCGCGAGGGGTCGATCGCCACGAGGAGCTCGCCGCTCGCCTGCTGCGCTGCCGTGTCGACGAGGTGGTACACCTCGCGCGTGAGGAGCGCGAGCGTCGTCGACAGGGTGGACGCGAACGGGGATCGGACCCGCTCGACGGGCGACCGGAGCACGCCCGGCCACTCTCGGATCGGTCCGACCGTGAGGCCGGAGGGCCACTCGCTCATGATGTGCTCTCTCTCTGCGCCCGGAGGGCGCGTCGTCGTGCGTTCGTCTGGTCGCGTTGCTGCTGCGAGATGACCGTCGCGGCGCGGCGCCGGCTGTCTCGCTCCCGCCGCGCCTCGAGGTGCTTCTCCTGCTCGGCGGTGCGCCGGTCGCGGGCGGCCCGCGCCTCCGCGGAGTCGAGGTCGAGGTGCCCGACGAGGTCGGCGAGCCGGAGGCCGATCGAGTTGCTCATGCTCCCCCCGTCATGAGGATCGAGCCGGCGGCGATGAGCACGAGGCCGATGACGCCCGCGCCGATCATCACGGCGAGAGTCTTGCGGCGAGCTCGGCCGGCCTCGCGGCGGTAGGTGGGGATCCCGCCGAGGGCGCCGACCGCGAGGAGGACTCCGACGATGAACACGACGACGCCGACGGCGGCGAGGAAGAAGCTCACGAGGTCTCCTCCGTCCTGACGTAGACGCGGACCCCGTTGTCGTCCTCGCGGAGCGCGCGTGCAGCACGAGCGAGGGTCGCCGGCGCGATCCGGGACGCGGCCGGGCCGAGGGCGGCGCGCATGGCTTCGGCCAGGCTCGCCTCCTCTGCGGCCTCGCGCGCCTCGACGACGCGGCGGACCTCGGCGGTGTGCGCGATGCGCCACAGCGCGACGGCCGCGACCTCGCGGAGAGCGGTGTCGACCGCCTCGTCGGACCCGTAGGTCATCCGGCGGGGCACGGCGACGCGCGCCCCGTTGCCGTAGGGCTCCTCGCCGATCTGCACCTCGGGGAGGTCGGCGATCGGGATGGTGATGGCCGTAGGCCCGTACTCGATCACGCGGTCACCTCGCGGGCGATGTGGCCGTCCTCGAACACGACGCCGGCGGGCGCGTTCTCGTCGACGATTTCCATGAGGACGGTGAAGTCGTTGTCCCGGGCGAGCTGGTCGATGATGTCGCGGTTGCGCTGGTCGAGCAGGCTGCCGTCGCGGATGAGGATGGCGCGGAGGTGCGGCGCGAGGGCCATCGCGATCGCGACCGACGTACGGAGCTTGCCGCCGGCCGAGGTCTGCGAGAACGGGGTGCCGTCCAGGAGGACCTCGCCGTCCTCGTCGATGGTGAGGCCGGGCACCGGCATGGGGTGCTCCTCGAACCCCTTCCGCTTCTCGACGTCGACGGCCTCGATGCTGGTCGTGAGCTCGGCGAAGCGGGCCGCGGTCGTCGCGAGCTCGCCGGCGACCGTCGCGCGGCGCTCCTGCTCGGCGATCGCCGCGTTGTGCTGTTCGGCGGTTGCGATCCTCTCGCGGAGCGGAGCGAGGTCGGGGCGTGCCGCCTCGGCAGCGTCGGCCGCGGCCTCGCGCTCGACGAGCGTTGTCGACCAGTCGGCCAGGGTCGCCTCGGTGCGCGCTAGCGCCTCGCGGGCTTGCTCTACGTTGCCGACTAGGTCGCCGTGCGCCTGCAATGCTGCGTCCGCAGATGCCCGGAGCCGGTCGGCTGCTTGGTGCTGCTCGACGCCTCGGTCGAGTTCGGCCGCGGTGGCCGCGATGTCGATGCGCTCGCCGACCTCGGCCGCCGGCGGGAACCCGTCGAGCTGCCCCGTGAGGCGCTTCACGTCGCGGCCGACGTCGGTGCGGGTCGCGTAGAGGTTCGCCCGCTTCTCGTCGAGCTCGGCCGGGTCGAAGCCGACGAGGCGGAGCAGGGTCTGGGCCTGCTTCTCGCTGTCGAGGTTCGCGAACGCGAGCGGGTCGAGGGCGACGTGGCTGTAGAGCCGAGCCAGGATGTCGTCGGCCTTCGCGACCTTCAGGCCGTTCTGCCGCACGGTGATCGTGGTGCCCTTGTCGGTGTAGACCCGCTCGACGACGAGCTCGGTGCCGTCGTCCTCCTGGAACGTCGCGACGATCCGGCCCTTCGCGGCGCCCTTGTGGATCGGCTTCGAGACCTTCGGGGCCTTCCGGCCGGCGATGAGCGCCTCGAAGGCGTCGAGGGTGGACGACTTGCCGGACTCGTTCGGGCCCATGAGCGCGACGACGCCCGATGCGGTCGGTTCGAAGTTGATGGTGGCCAGCGTGACCCGCTTGTAGTTCTCTGCGGTGATCTGCGTGATCTTCATGATGCGTGGTGCTCCTGTTCGTGGTGATGAGGTGGAGGGGGCGCCGGTCGTGGCCGCCGGCGCCCCGGGTTGAGCTAGTCGGTCGTGTCGTTGAGCTCGTCGTCGACGCCGGCCAGGGGGGTGTCCTCGACCGGGTCCTGCAGAGCCGCGACCGTGCTGTTCTGCGTCCGGGTCTTGCTCATGCGGGCGAGGAGGTCGGCCAGCTTCTTCTCGTCGCCCTCCGTGAAGGCCGCTTCGATGTGATCCAGGCGGTACTTCGTGATCCGGGCGCCGGCGTCATCGTGCCCGCCGGCCTCGGTCACTCGGGCCACCGCGACGATCAGGACGCGGTTCGCCTTCGTCGGGTCGGTGAACCGCTCGGTGAGGAAGTCGTGCGCGGCGTCCCCTTTGAGGGCGTTCGCGTCCTCGTCGTTCGGTGTCGCCGCCTTCAGCGCGGGCTTCTTGTCGCTCATGTAGTGCTCCTGTTCAGTGAGATGGCAGCGGGCCAACGGACGGACGCGAGGGCGCCCGGGTTGATCCGCTGCGGGGAGGGCTCGACCGGATAGCCGAGCTCACGGCAGCCCATGGCTGCCAGTCCGTAGGCGTCGACGAGGTTGTCGTCACCTCGGAAGTTCACGCCAGGGAAGGCCCGCCCGACGGCGGCCTCCATCATTTTGACCTTGTCGGCGTTGCCATTCTTGGCGACGTAGGACTTGAGGGTCTTGGGCGGGACGACGGCCACGAAGCCGTCGAGGGCGAGCTGGTTGTAGAGGATGTGCCACAGCCCGGCGCGCGTGTGCTGGTGAGCCTGCTTCTCTTTCGTCCCGGAGCCGAGGGAAGGCCCTTCGAGCACCCACAGGGTGAGCTCGTCGTCGGCGCGCTCGAAGCGGCCGGCGCGGAGGATGCGCGCGACGATCGTGCGGAGCCGGTTGCGGAGGTGCGGGTACGGGTCGGCGTTCTCGGGCAACCGGTCGGTGGTGGTCTTGACGCTGTAGAGCCCCGCCTCGAGCCCGGAGCCGATGCGGATGACACACACGCCGGTGTTGGCCATGCTGAGGTCGACGCCGACGACGCGCCAGGTCGTCACGAGTCCGCTCCGCTTCGTGTGAGCTCGACGCCGAGGCGGGTCGCGCCGGTGGCGCCGGAGTCGAATTGACCGGAGCGGAGTTCGGCCACGACGGCGTCGACGACCTGCACGTCCTCGGCGCGCGTGTCGCGGCGGACCGGGCCGTCGAGGTACGCGATCGCCTGTTCGAGCGTGCCCGACATCACGAACGGGGCGCCGCCGTCGTCTTGGTTGCAGAGGTCGCGGAGCGTGATGGTGCTCATGAGCGGCGGCGCCGGCGGCGAGGGCGGGCGGAGTGGTCGACGACGGTCGAGGTGAGCGCGAGGTAGGCGCCGGCGACGAGGATGAGCACGGCGAGGACGGTCTGGCCGTTCGCGGTCGCGGTCGGCACGGTGAGGCCGACGGGCACGGCGAGCACGATGAGGAGCAGGCCGACGGCGAGGCGCCTCACGACTGCTCCTCGGTCTCGGTGACGAGCTGCGCGGGCGTCGTGTCGAGGGCCGCGGCGATCATGCCGAGGTCGGCGAGGTCGATCGCGATGGTGCCGGCGAGTCGGCGCGAGACCCAGTACGGCGCGACGTCGAGCGCGGCCGCGAGGTCGGGGCCGCTCATGCTGCGCCGTGCCATCTCGACTCGGATGTTGTTGCGGACGGTCTCGCGGAGGGGCGCGGGCCCGGTGGCCGGCGAGGTGGTGGTGGTCATGGTCTCTCCTGGGGGTGAGGGGGGAGGGGGCCGCCGGTCGGCGGCCCCCGTGGGGGTCAGGGGCGGGCGTGCTTACGCACGTTCGCGGCGGAGCCGGGCATGCCGACGCGCTTGCCGCACTCGGGACATTCGGCCCAGTTGCCGGCGGCGTAGCCACGGCGCGAGCTCGGCGCGAGAGAGACCGGGGTGCCGGAGCCGGGGCACGTGCCGTCGTCCGTGGCGCCGCGGCCGTCCGTCCACTCGACGGGGGCGCTCGGGAAGCACTTCGTGCAGAGGATCGAGCCGTGGGCGGCGACGGCCTCGGCCTCGGTCAGGCCGGAGAGCTTCGGCAGCCATCCGACGCGCGTCGTCGGGCGGAACGAGGAGCACGACTGTGAGGAGTGGATGTGCTGCACGAGGTAGAAGCGGGTCCACCCGGTATAGAGCTCGTCGTCGAGGGTGCGGGCGGCGTCGCGGAGAGGGCGGACGGCCTCGCGGGCGGCATCCTCGCGGGCGATCGCGGCCTCGAGGCGGGTCTGCGCTGCGGCGGCACGCTCGGCGTTGCGGCCGGCGGCGTGCTTCGCGAGTCGGCGGGCCTCGCGGACGCTGAGGACGGCGGGGGCGACCTGCTCGTCGACGGCATCCCAGTAGATGCCCCACACCTCGGCGATGCGCTCGTCGGCTGCTCGGGCTGCTGCGATGTCGTCGGTGCGAGTCATGAGTGCTCCTGTAGGTGGTGAGGGCGGATCGTGGTTGTGATGACGAACATAGCACGAATCAGACTCGCTCACGTCTTTTCGTGACTAGTTGCGTCACGACGTGACTTGTGTGAGACTCATGACACCAACCACGATCCGCCCGAACAACAGGAGCCACCATGACCACGACGCCGCTCGAATTGCTCGCCATCCCGGTCCGTCACGGCATCGCCGAGACCGCGGTCGAGCTCGCCCTGGACAACGAGCCCGAGCTCATCTCCGTCGCCGGCGAGGAGGTCCTGGCGGCCGCGATGTTCGTCCGCCTCGTGAAGCCGCGCCCGAGCCTGTACGCCGCGGCCCGCGACGCCGTCGACCTGCTCATGGCCGTCGAGGAGGTCGCCCGCCCCGCCGACCTGCTCGCCGCGCTGCTGGTCGGCCTCGAGACCGCCGCCGCCCGCTACACGATCTAGCTCGACTCGACTCGTCAGGAGACCCCTCATGCTGCTCATCTCGCTCGCCAACCTCGCACCGCACGCCTACGCCGTCGAAGGCGTCACCCCCGTCGAAGCTCCGGCCCCCGGGCTCTACGTCGGCGAGCACGACCTGCGAGCCCTCGGGCTCGACCCCGACTACACCCTCGGCGGCGTGCTCGACGACGACGGCTACTACGTGTGGCCGGTGACCGCCCTGCCCGAGTTCGTCGGCGTCACGGTCGTCGAGGGCCTCACGGTCGGCAAGCAACCGACCCCCCGCGAGGTCAGGAACGCGGCATGGGACGAGGCGCTCGCCTACGCCCGTGAGCGGACGAGCTGCCGCACCTCGATCGCGATGTTCGCGAGCGACTTCGCCGGATACGGCACGAGTAAGGGCATGACGCTCCCGGCCTTCGAGGAGATGTACTACCCGAACCTCCGCCGGCTCTAGCGGCGTTGTCTCGCCCCCTGGCATCGTCAGGGGGCGGGGCTGCCCCTCTAGGCAGAACCACCATCACCTCGATCACAGGAGACCTCATGAACCGCCTCACGAAGCTCGCGCCCTACGGCGTCGGGCTGCTCGCCATCCTCGGCGTCGTCGCCGCCCCGCAGGCCGCACAGGCCCACACGCCGACGTTCGTGACGTCGTGCACCCAGATAGCTCTGCAGCTACAGGGCTACCCCGCCGGCTCGACGACGACCGCCGTCGTCGACGGCAAGACGGCCTGGTCGGCCACCTTCGGAGCCGAGGGCTTCCAGGACTCGGTCAACTTCGCCCCGAACACGCGCCACGACTGGACGGTGAGCGTCGTGAGCTCGGACGGCCCGCGCTACTCGTTCACGGAGACCGGCGCCACGCCCGCCTCCTGCATCACGCCGCCCCCGGTCGTGACGCCGCCCGTCGAGCCGCCGGTGGTCGTGCCTCCGGTCGAGCCCCCGGTCGTCGTGACCCCGCCCGTGGAGCCCCCGGTGGTCGTCACTCCCCCCGTCGAGCCGCCGGTGGTGACGCCGCCCGTCGTCGTCGTCGAGCCGCGGGTCCAGGACTACATCACGTGCGACGGCGGGGCGTTCGTCCTCGACAACACGGCGAGCACGGCCGAGGTCACCTACCTCGTGCAGGGCGTCACCTTCGTCGTCCCCGCCGGCGAGGCCGTGCACACGGACGCCGACGGCACGCGCTTGCAGCCGATCGACGGCACCTACACGGTGACCGCCGGCGACCGCTCGTGGTCGTTCGCCTCGGTCGGCAACTGCCCCACGGAGGAGCCCCCGGTGGTGACCCCGCCGACTGACGAGCCGACGACGCCCGTCGAGGAGCCCACGACGCCGAGCACGCCCGTCGAGGAGACCCCCGTCGAGGAGCCCACGGCCGAGCCGACGACGCCCGTGACGATCGCCCCCGTCCTGACGGAGACCCCGGCGCCCGCCGCGGTGATCGTGCCGGCCGAGACCCCGGCCCCGGCCGCGGTCGCGTCGACTGAGACCCCTGACGGTCTCGCGTTCACCGGCTCGACCGCGAACCTGTGGGCGGCCGTCGGTGGCTCGCTCGGGCTCGCGCTGCTCGGCCTCGGCGCCGTGCTCGTCGCCCGTCGCCGCCAGGTCGCCCTCGACTCCGTGGAGGACGAGAGCTAGACCCCGGACACGACGAAAGCGCCCCCCGGCCTCGGATGAGGTCGGGGGGCGCTGTCGTGTGCGGGGCGGATCAGTAGGCGGCGGAGACCGATCGGACTCCCGAGACTTGCAGGGCTCGGGCGCCCTTCGCGACGGCCGACGTCGCCGCGGCCGCGGTCGGCACGATGTGCGCGACGACCTTCTTCGAGCCGGCCACTTGCAGCATCGCGGCCCACGCCCGATCGTCGGCGGTGTACTCGAGGCCGAGGTAGTCCCACTTCGACGCCGTACCGACGGTGCTGCTGCTGTCGGTCCGCACGACGAAGGGCTGGCCGGTGCCGGTGCCGTTCGGGAACGTCCCGAGGTCGGCGGTGTAGCTGTAGCCCCACACCTTGCAGCCGATCGCGTGGAACTCGTCGGCGATCGCGGTGCCCGTCGTGTAGTACTTCCCGAGGACCCGCCGCTGATAGTCCGGGATCTGTTGCAGCCGGGCCATGAGCACCTTCCGCTGCGCGGTGCTGAGGACCTTCGGGTCGAACATGAGGGTGTGGGAATTCGCCCACTGCGCGACGAAGTCGTCGAGGCTGAGGTAGGGCGCGGTGGTGAACCGGGAGTCGCCCCGGTTCGGCAGGTCCTGGACGAGTGCCTGAATCTGCGCCCACGTCCGATCGCCCGGCTTCACAGCGGTCGACCCTAGGCTCGACGAAGTCCGGTTCAGGGTGTCGTCGTGCAGCCCGAACAGGACCCCGTCGGAGCTCATGGCCACCGAGAACTCCAACACGTCGAGGTGGTTGATCGCGCACTCGACGTAGCCCCGAGCACTGTGCTCCTGGTAGTCGAGCGACCCGCCTCGGTGCCCCATCGTCCACACCCGCGAGGTGCGGTCGAGGTCGGGGACCATCGTGCCGCCGTGCACGTACTCGACCTTCGCCAGGGCGACCTCGGCCGACCCGTCGTAGCCGACCAGGCCGACGTCGATGATGCCGCCGGCGCCGTCGGCCGCCTTCGCCGCGAGCTTCGGGATGATCGGCGCGGTGGTCTCGACTCCCGGGAACCCGATCTGAACGCCGGCGCCGTTGCTCGCCTGCACGTTCTGGTAGGTCGCGACCGTGTTGCCCGTCGCGCCCGCGGCCGCCATCTCCTCGTAGGCGAGCAGGACGGTCTCAATCTCGGAGCTCGCCTGAGTCTGCGGCGCGTAGTGCCAGAACGTCGCCCCGGCGACCGTGGGCGGCGTCGCTGTCTCGTTCGTCGTCGTCGCCTCGCCGAAGATCGACAGGACCATCGTGTTCGCCTGAGTCGTCGTGATGCTCAAGGCGGTCGTCTGCACGTTCGTGTCCGCGGGGCTCTGCGCGCGCCCCTTGATCGCGCCGATGACCCACGTACTCGGATCGGTCCTAGCCGACCCGAGCGCCGCGATCGTCGCCTTGCCCGCGCCGGCCGTCGACCGGGTCACGGTGACCCCGGTCTCGTCGGTCTCGCGCACCTTCGTGAACACGAACAGGGCTCGCGAGTTGTGCGTGTTCGAGGCCCGAAGCGCCCAACCCGTCGGTGCCGGCGACGTCGCTGAGGCGACCTGCTCGATGACGAGCACCATGAGGTCGCCGACCGCGATCGAGCTGTCGAACGCACACACGTGCTGCGTGCCCGAGAGGACCGTGTAGCTCGGGGTCCGCCGCGCGGGCATCGTGTACGCCACGGCCTAGCTCCTGTAGGCGACGAGCGTGCCCGCCGGCGTCGTCGTGGGGGTCGCGGTGGCGCCTGCGGGCAGGAGGAGGACGTTGCCCGTCGCCCCCTGCGGGCCGGTCGGCCCCGTCGAGCCGGCCGAGCCCGTCGGACCGGTCGGACCCGTCGGCCCCGTGGCGCCCGTGGCACCGGTGGCGCCCGCCGTCCCGGCGGCCCCGGTGTCACCCTTCGCGCCGGCCGCGCCATCCTTACCGGCCGGGCCCGTGGCGCCCGTCACGCCATCCTTGCCGGCGCCTCCGGTCGCTCCCGTCGCGCCATCCGCGCCGGCGGGCCCCGTGGCACCGGTCGGACCGGTGGCGCCGGTCTCGCCGATCGGCCCTCGAGGGCCCGTTGCCCCGTCGGCACCGGTCATCCCCCGCGGCCCCTGCTGCCCCTCTGCGCCCTCGGGGCCGGTCGGTCCGCGCTCTCCGGTCGCCCCGGCGGTCCCGTCGGCTCCTGCGGGCCCCTGCGGGCCGTCCGGGCCGGTTGCGCCTCGGGCTCCGTCGGCACCTGCGGCCCCGGTCTCACCTCGGGGGCCCTCGGGGCCGGCCGGGCCCACGGGGCCGGTCGCGCCGTCCGCGCCGGCGGGACCGGCCGGGCCGGCGGGTCCCTGAGGGCCGACCGTGCCCGTGCCGTCGCCTCCGCCTGCGGGGCCGGCCGGACCGACGGGGCCGGCCTCGCCGGTCTCGCCGCGGGGGCCGGTGGCACCGGTGGCGCCATCCTTGCCGTCACGGCCGGCCGGGCCGGTCTCACCCTTCGGGCCGGCGGTGCCCGGGGAGCCGGTGGCGCCCACGGGGCCGTCGAGGCCGCGAGGACCCGTCGCGCCGTCCGCGCCACGAGCTCCGGTCGCTCCGGGCTCTCCTGCGGGCCCCTCGGGGCCGCGGGGGCCGGCCGGGCCTGCGGGGCCCACGGTGCCGCTGCCGTCGCCTCCTCCGCCGGCCTCGGCGCGATCGGCGGCGCTCTCGGCGCGCGCGGCCGAGACCTCGGACGACGTCGCGGCGAGCTCGGCCCGGATCGCGGTCGACTCGTCGACGACGAGGGCGACCCCGAAGCTCGGCGGCACGGGGGTCACCTCGCCGAGGTCGAGGACCTCGCCGGGGGCCACGACGATGTCGAAGGCCGGCGCGGTCTCCTGGTCGAAGCCGTAGTAGACACCGCGGAGCGCGACGACGTAGGTGCGGAACGTGCCGTCCTGCTCGGAGGCGACGAGGTCCTGACTGATCCACCCCTCGGCGTCGAGCTCGGCGACGACCGAGGCGTCGACGATCGCGGCGCCGGGCACGGCCGACGTCGCGCGGGGTGTGAAGATCACGGCGCCGCTCGCGGGCGTGCCGTCCGCCGCGGTGAAGCGACGGACGACACGCCCGTTCGGGGCGACCGGGGGAGCGAGCTGCTCGGGCATGAGGTCTCCTAGCCGTAGTTGTCAGGTTCGGTGGTGGATTCGCGGACTGCTCGATCGGTCGCGACCCTGTCGCGCACCTCGGCGCGCGACAGAGTGCCGTCGAGGTCGTCCTCGAGCAGGAGGGTGCGGACGTGACCGGGCACGTGCGGGGGCTGCACGGGCCCGGCGGGCCATAGCTCGTAGACATCGCGGATGAACTCGCGGAATGCCTGTCGAGTGCGGGCGAGCTTGCCGGCGACGGCGCCGAAGTGCTCGCGGAGGTCGTCGAGCTCGGCACGGAGCGCGGCGGTCTCGCGGGCGACCGCGCTCGCGACCTCCTCGCGGACGTAGCGGACGAAGTCCATGTCGGCGTTCGGCGGTGGCACGGGCGCGGCGGGTACTGCGACCTCGGGCACGGGCTCCGCGGTCTCGTCGGACTTCGCGCGCTTGTCGGCGCGGCGGGCCTGGTAGACGATGCCGATGAGGACGCACACGGACGCGATGACGCCGGCGACGCCCGGCGGGATGTCGAAGCCGGCGGGGAGGGCTGCTGCTGCTACTTCCATCCGTGGACCCTTCGTTCGCGCGCGACGTCGGTGACGCGCCATCGTGGCAGCGTCGACATCCCGTAGATCGCCGCGGCGACGGCGGTGCGGCCGAGGTCGCCCGTCGTGAGCCCGGCGATGAGGACGGCGATCGCGTAGAGGATGAGCAGGCCCCCGAGGGCGCCCGCTCCGTAGAGCTCGAAGCGTGACAGGCGCGCGGGGAGGACGATGCCGGCGAAGCACGCGAGGGAGGCCGCGGCGAGGGCGAAGCTGAGGCCGATCGCGTAGTCCTGCCCAAAGGTCTGCCGGAGGGCCGGGACGCCGCCGAGCACGCCGAGCGAGCCGAAGGCCCACATGGCGATGTAGAACTCGGGCAGCGTGCGGCGGAGCAGGCGCGAGAGCCGGGCGTCCACGGGGGAGACCGTGCCTCGGGC